CACAGACTGTTCCACTTGATCAGTATCAGACTCCGTTCAACGTGAGCCTTGGTATCGTCATAACGGGAACGGTGGACGTCACTGTCGAATTTACTTTCGACGACGTGTTCGGAGACTTTCCCGGACCCCACAGTTGGATCGCTCATCCTGATCTGACTGGAATCACAGCTGACGCAGATGCAACGTTCATCTCCCCTGTCAGCGCCTGTAGACTGCTAACTAACTCTGGTGACGGAGAAGCGGTCCTGAGGATAATCCAAGCCGGTCTCACCTAGTGGGCGGCTCAACTGGAAGCGGAGTGACCGCATCGTCGGTCACTTCCCTCCTTGTGACCAGTGACAGAGTCACCGGTCCTCCGGCTGGTGTTACCGGAGATATCCTTCTCATCGACGATGGCGGCGATGCTTTACTCATCGACGACGCCACCTCAGACAATCGACTCATCGAGGACTAGCTCATGGCTAACTCAACCATCCCCAATCTTGTTGCCGTATCAGTCCCTGCGCTCACGGATTTGTTTGGAGTTCGTCAGAGCGGAGACTCACGGGACAAGAAATTAACTGTCACTCAACTTATTACTCTACTTCCGGGTGGAGGTGACGTCACGAAAGTCGGCACTCCTGTAGATAATCAAATTGGTGTCTGGACTGGCGACGGTACGATTGAAGGTGATGCGAATTTCACATGGGACGGTCACCTACGGATACCTCAGGTCAATGAAGCGGCAACGCCGACATTCCAGATAGGTGCAACTAACACAGGACTGTACGGTCCTGTGGCAAACGTAATTTCAGTATCTATCGCGGGAGTCCAGAAATGGTCTTTCCAAGCAGATCGAATCAACTCTGCTGGTAGTGGCGGCGGCATAGAATTTGCTACTCCGACAGCTACTGATCCTTCTCTCATACCGAATGTCACTGATCTAGATACAGGTATCGGTTGGAATGCTGCAGATCAACTTTCACTCACCGCTGGCGGACAGGAAATGGCTCGCCTCACGGAAGGTACTGGTGTAAATCAATTTGCAATAAAGCAATCAGGTGCTTCAACAGTTCCTGATCTTACTTCTCTTGGAGATCCTGACACCGGATTTAGATGGACAGGTTCCAATGAAATTATAGCCATCCATTCTAATGTTCGATCATGGCATTTCCTCCAAGGCTCATTCTTTGCTGATGCCAGTGATGGACCGATCCTATTCAATACGTTTGGGTCTTCGACCGTACCAAGTATCTGCGTGGAAAGAGGTGATGCGAACACAGGTCTTGGAGCGGCTGGTTCCGACGCGATGGCGTTGATTTCTGGTGGTGTTCCGGGACTTATTCTTAAAGAACTGAACTCCGGCGTGATACAAGCTCCTAATGCCGGAGTAGCGATAACAGCGTTTGCTACCGGTGGACAGGGAAGTGCAACGCAGTTGAACCAATCCAACAACGTCATCACGACTGTCGCTACGACTGGTGACTCGGTAAAACTTCCCCCGGTCTTTCTTATCAATTCGGTCATCTTCGTCAAGAACGATGGAGCGAATGCCGCTGATGTCTTTCCGGCAACCGGGGATGATCTCGGTGAAGGTCTGAACACAGCTGTCTCACTCGCGTCGGGAGCATCTATCTCGTTCATAGCGACTGTTGCGAATGCAACATGGACTCAGTGGATAATAAGCGTTGCTGGCGGAGGAGGTATCGCCGCTGTAGTCGATGACCCGTCGCCCCAACTTGGCGGCAATCTGGATACGAATGGCTTCAACATCGTCAATGCGGATACTACTTTAACGTCGGTGAGTATTACTGCTGGCACTGACCCTGCTGATGAAGGTGGTGATCTGGACCTGTCCTCAGGTGATTCAGGTGTCGGCGCGACAGGTGACGCTGGCGCTGTGAACATCTTAGCGGGTGAATCATTAGCGACGAATGGAGCTGGTGGTGTCCTAAGTATTAAATCAGGTGCGGGTATCGGAACAGGCGCAGGCGGCGACATACTCATAGAAGTCGGCGAAGGCGGAGCACCCGGTCCCGGCACAAGCGGAAACTTTTTCCTTAACACCTTAACTGGTGCCAATGCTGCCGCCGGGTTGCAAGTTCCTCTTCCCGGTCTCGTAGCAATGTACGGTGTCGGACGTACTGGTGAAGGACAAGCAGGCAACTTAGAACTCTGGGGCGGATATGCCGCAGGCACCGGAGGCGGGTCGGCAGGCGGCAATCTTTCGCTCTTTGGCGGCGGGCAAGGCGGCGGCTCCGGCGTAGGTGGCGATGCGAGGCTCATTGGCGGCGAGAGCGATAACAATCCGGGTGATGCCTCTATGAGAGGCGGCATAGCGACCGTCAGCGGTATCGGTGGATCTGCGTTGATCAATGGTGGTGCTGGTACTACTGGATTCGCTGGCGGCACTGTTGTCATCAGAGGTGGTTTCGGAGCCGGAACCGGCAATGGCGGGCAAACCAATCTGATCGGAGGCCAGTCAGGAAACGGCGCAACTGGTGATGGTGGCAATGTAGAAGTTGTTGGTGGTGGCGGAGTATCAACCGCTGGTGCAGGTGGCGATGCCACAATTGCTTCCGGCGTAGGTATTAGCGCTGGTCCTGATGGAGATATTTTTCTCAAGATCGGTAATAACAATCAGTTCGAAGTTGATGGCACGCTTGCGCTGGGCTTTCATGCAGTTAATGCCGGTGGACCGTCAATACTTAATGAACTGGCATCAGCTACTAATCCGACAGTCGTACCAAACAGGACGGATCTGGATACGGGTATCGGTTGGAACGCAGCCGATATATTGTCACTGATCGCTGGTGGTGATGAGATCGCCCGAGCGGTAGAAGTTCCCGGTGCGAACCAGCTCATTCTGTCTCCAACAATCTTGGACAACAATCAGGCGGCTCCGACACTCGCATTCGGTGACGGCAACACTGGATTCTTTGAATCTTCTGACAATACATTAGTGGTCACTACTGGAGCAGTACAAAAATTTGAGTGGAATAGTAATTTCTACAGAGGAGTAACCTCCGGGAGTGGTGCTCTAGCGAACGAGGTAGCATCTACTACTAATCCGACATTACTCCCAAGTAGTTCAGATACCGACACAGGCATCGGCCTCGCCGCAGCAGATCAGGTCTCGATCATTGGTGGTGGAGTAGAGCTTGCACGAGCAGTTGAAGCGACTGGTGCGAACCAGTTCATCATCTCTCCGGGTGCAACACAGAATGCTCCGACAACTCCATCGCTCGCTTTCGGTGACGGGAACACTGGATTCTTCGAGTCCGCTGACAACACCCTGAAAATAGCAGTAGGGAACGCAGCTAGGTGGCAGTTCCAAGCGAATAACTTCTTGGCTGAAAATTCCGCTGGTCCATTCATGTTCAATGCCGCTGCCACTTCTGGCACGTCTCCGATCATGGGACCAAATCGCGGCGACAACAATACAGGTATCGGGCACGGCGCTGCTGATCAACTGGATCTCATCGCAGGCTCATTGAATTGCATAACGATCAGGACAGTCGCAGCCGCTCGTCAAATAGGTTTCTACAATGCTACTCCCGTCGCACAACAGACTGGAGTAGCAGTGAGTACCGCAGCGATTCACGCGGCGCTAGTCTCACTGGGATTGATTACTGCTTAACAGGAGAGAGAACATGGGTAAGAACGTAGGACTGACATACGGAGAGTTCAAGTTCCCGGCGGAACAAGGCTTCACCGGCTCAGCTGGCGTGAATAAGGTGAAGGGCTACATGCGCGGCGGACACGTGAAGAAAACCGGTACCGCTAACGCCAAGCATGGCGGCTACATGGAGGGTGGATTACACCCGAGTGCATCTCGGCGTGCAGTGGGTACGACACGCTCTGCGAAGGGTGGCAAGGTCATGAAGTACGCTGAGGGCGGCTACTACGGCAAGCCCGGTGACAAGTATCCGACACTGAAGTCTGGTCCGAAGGGGAAACAGGGCAGCAGCCTGCCGAAGAACGTTAAGAAGCATGGTGGCAAGGTGTCGATGCACGACAAGCTCAAGCACGAAGGCGGCAAGATGGGTTATGCCTACGGTGGTCAGGTGAAAGACACCTCCAGCGAGTTCCTAGCGACACGTGGCAAGCAGGACACGATGGACCACGGTGTGCAGCCTGCACAGACAGGTCGCAATCAAGCAGAAGTCGAGGCTGGTGGCAACAAGCGTCTGAAGGCTGGGTATAGGAAAGGTGGCGTTATCAAAGGACCGAAAAAAGGTGTGCATCGCGTGCGTGGTGTATTAGGTAAGCAAGTGCTTAGCGGTCTGAAGAAATTGAGAGGCGTCATGTCGGAGGGCGACCGTGCTGCATCTCGGCGTATAGCTTCCGGTAAGAACATGCCGAAAAACGTTAAGGCGCATGGTGGACTCGCGAAGTACGCACACGGTGGTGCCGCTCGAAAACCGTACACCGGTTACAACAAACAGCCGGGAGGTAGTGGCAACGAAGACGCGAGGTATATGCAAGCAAAAAAATAGGAATGGCGCGAGGGGGCTCCGTTGAAAAGGTAGCCCGTCGCGTCGCGGAAAAGGTAATGGATCGTCACATCAGGTCCCCGAGACCAAAAGGTCACGGGACGAAACCCCGTGGTGGTCGTAGCAGGGTGAGAGGAGGCGGCTACTAATGCCAACAACTGGGACAGTCGGTTCGACCATCTTTACGAATCAGCAGATCATTGATCATGCTTTTCGTCGCTGCAAGATGGTTGAGCAAGAGATCACGGGCGAACACATAACGATTGCTCTCGATCTGCTGTGGTTGTACACGCAGACGCTGGTTAACAGAGGTATCAAGCTCTGGAACCTCGTACCTCTCCTTGAGCCGATCTACCATCGGCAGCAAACTCTTCCACTTCCTATCGGTACCGAAGATACGTACACCATCAACCTGCGTAATCAGCAGGTGCTTGGTGGACAGGCGAGTGCCACGGAAGGAGTTGCTGACAATGCATTCGACAGGGATCTGACTACTGCGTGTACGCAGGTGTCGGCTGCGGGATCGATCACTCTGCTAATAGAGAGCGCTACTTATGTGTCCACTTTCGGCATCTTGCCGAACGTCACCGACACGTGGGACTACGTGATCGAGGGATCGAACGACAACTTTGTGTCGCAGACAGTGACGCTTCTTACGCGGACAGCTCAAGCAGTCGTTGCAAATCAGTGGCTCTGGGTTGACGTCCAAGGACCATTCGCGACTGGTGTCACAGATTTCATTTCGTACCGACTGCGAGCAACAGGTACTACGGTGCTTGATGTAATTGAGTTGGAGTTTCAGCATACGCCCAACGAAATTCCAATGTACAAACTCAATCGGAACGATTACGTGAACCTGCCTGACAAGATCAGCACGGGAAGACCGACACAGTTCTGGTATGACAGACAACGCACGATCCCAGAGCTGGAGTTGTGGCCTAATCCCGGAGCTGAGTTTACGTTTCAGCAGGTGACAGGTTACGTGCAGAGACAATTGCAAGACGTCGGTGAGATGGTGGATGAACTGGAGGTCCCTGACCGCTGGTACCTTGCCATCGTATGTAACTTGGCGGCAGAATTGGGCAGGGAATTGAGAGAGGTGGACGAGATAATTGTTCCCCGACTGGACCTCGACGCCCAAAAGTATTTGAGCGACGCATGGACAGGAGAGACCGACGAGTCTGAAGTGTACTTGCGTCCTAACATATCGCCATACACGAGGTAGTCATGCCTATCTTTTTAGATCCAACTGGGAACACGACTTACGGAATAGGTATCTGTGCTCGATGTAGCTGTAAGTTTTTCCTGCACGAGTTGCACTCTGATCCGAACACACCGGGGTTGAAAGTTTGCATCGACGATCTCGATGATTACGATCCGTATCGTTTAGCTCCGAGGCAAGCAGATCGAATTACGTTACCGTTCTATCGACCTGATGAAGATCTGACGCCGGGAGGACCGAATCCGAATCCGATTTCCTTGTTTGGTGTTCGGGACGCTTTTGGCGCGAGCCCACGTGAATCGGAAGACGGAAGACTGCGAGTGCTTGAGGACGCTACTGTGAACGAGAACGAGGTAGATCTCGATGCCTAATATAAAAATCTCCGATCTGCCTCCTATTACGTTGCCCGCTGTTGGAGATGAAAGTTTCTTCGAGGTGCAGACAGTTGAAGCGGGACAAGATGTCAGCCGAAAGATTTCGTTAGACGAGATCGTAAGTACCACGGGGTTGGATGCATCCTTCCTCACGGTGTCTGCGAACGCGCAGCTGCCGAACGAACGAGTGCTGACTGAAGGGACTGGCATCTCCTTCGTTGACACTGGGCCGAACGGTACGCTGACGATCAATGCATCTGGAGTTACGTTCCCGCTGCTAGCTCCTTCCGGTTCTGCCGCTGCTCCATCATATGCGTTTACTGATGGTGATTCAGGGTTCTTCGAACCTCTAGATGACAACATCCAAATTTCGCTGGTAGGTACAGCCCGATTCTTCTGGGAGTTGGATACATACAATGCTGAGGTAGGAACTGGTCCTGCGATGATAAACGTCGCTGCAAGTGCCACGGTTCCGGGATTTGTTCCAAGAAGGTCTGATCCAAATACAGGTTTGGGCTCCGCTGGTAATGACATCTTGTCACTCATCGTAGGCGGAGTGTCAATAGCTCAAGCTACAAGCGTCGGCAATAATCAATTCGCGATAGCTCAATCAGGTTCATCATCCGTTCCTGAACTTACTTCTCTTGCAGACCCTGACACAGGATTCAGGTGGACAGGGGCTAATCAACTTACCTTCATCGGCAGTGGAAGTCGTGCGTGGCACTTCACCAGTGCGAGGTTCTTCTCGGAGTTCAGTCAAGGTCCAGCTCTTCTAAACGTCACAGCGGACAATGATGTTCCCACTGTTCTAGCTGATCAATCAGATGCGAATACTGGTATCGGCTCGTCTGGAAACGATGAGATGTCATTGATTGCGGGTGGAGTTGAAGCTATCCGTATTGATGAAACGGCTGGAGCGATCCAAGTCATCGTCGATCCCGGTCTCACCAATACAAGCGACGCTACTCCACCGTTAGCATTTGGAGGAGGCACAGTAGGATTCAGGTCTCCAGACAGTGATCAGATCTTCGCCATTCTCAGTGGGGCAGCGCAATGGAGATTTAGTACAGCAGATTTCAATGCAAACATTACAGATGGACCCGCACTTCGGTTCGTAACTCCGAGTGGCATAGTCCCATCCCTTCTCCCCAATCAAAACGACACTGATACAGGTATCGGACAGAATGCAGCCGATGACCTATCCCTCATCGGTGGTGGTGTTGAATTGGCGAGAACGATCACTGCCGCAACAGGTGGAATGCTCGTTAACAATACGTTGACAGGTGCAGGATTGGAACGAGTCCTGACAGTATCTGATATAACTACTCCTGATCCGATACTACTTTCAGATGGTTCTGCCGCTGCTCCATCGTACAGTTTCGCTTCTGACACTGACATCGGTATGTTCCGTGTCGGTGCTGACATTTTAGGATTGTCAGCCAATTCGACGTTGATAGCTCAGGTCGTCGGTTCTCCCGGAGCCGATCAATTCGTTGTTGCTCCCGGAGCCGTTCAGAATAATGTTTCTGCTCCAGATCTTGGGTTCGGTGATGGTGACACTGGCGTCATGGAGACTGTGGACGACACTATCGCGCTCGTCACGGGAGCTGTTCTAGCAGTTCGGTACGCGAGATCAGGTTCTGGAATAACCCAAGTCAATGCCAGCGCAACTGGATTAGTTGCAAGCGTCACGCAGACCCAAGCTGGAGGTCTTGCGCTACTCAGTTCGTATAACGAAATTGCGACGGTAGCCAATTCAGGTGATGCGCTGACTGCCTTCCCTGTTCTTGAAGGTTCTCGTCTTATTGTTATCAACAACGGAGCCAATGATCTTCAGTTATTCCCAGACGTCGGTGACGACTTTGGAGCAGGAGTTGACACGGCGATAACAATCGCGGCGGGAGAGATTGGAATATTCCTCGGTCAAAGCTCTACAGTTTGGGACACGCTGAAGAACGCTCCTGCTACAGGAGGTGGTGATGTAATCAAGGTCGGCACGCCTGTTGATAATCAGGTTGGAGTATGGACCGGAGACGGTACTATCGAGGGAACTACCGGGCTCACCTATGATGGGTCTGATCTAGATATCACGGGCAACATCACACTCACGGGTACTGTTGACGGCATCGACATTGCAGTGGATGTCGCAGCTAACACCCTCAAAATCACGAACGCAACGCATACTGGGCAAGTCACAGGTGCCACGGCACTTGCCCTTGATGTCACCGCGATCACGGCTCAACCTGCTGCTGGCATACTGATCGGTGCGGATACATTTATCGTCAATGACGGTGGTGTTCTGTCCGAGATCACAGCTACCCAGATGGCTACGTTCTTTGGAAATGCTATCCCCGGAACTGTCACGAATTCCATGCTTCGGTTTGACGGGGCGGATTTCATTGAAGAAACGCAAGTTCAAGTCACAGCTGCCGGTGTCTTCTCTGTCCTCGATGCTACTCTTGCAGACTCTGTATCTATCAGTCATAACGGAGCAGCAGGAACGATTGCTTCGGTTGGTTCAACATCATTGTCCTTTACTGGAGTCGCTACTCAGTATTCATTCGACAATAACGTCGTAGTCGCAGGTGACATCACAGTTGCTGGAGGCAATCGACTCATCGTTCTTGATGCAATTGCTACTGATTCAGTAGTAATTGATCACGATGGTACAGACGGCAATATCGTTTCCACGTTGACCGCAGACCTGAACTTCACTGGTGTGAGCGTCGGCTACAAATTCGACGAGAGCATCTACATCACAGAGAAGACGACTGCCAACGCTGACTTCGCTGGTCTAGGACAGTTCTGGACTCGCGATGACGTACCTAATATCCCGATGTTCACGAACGATGTTGGGATAGATTTCAAACTCGGTGTTGCGAGTGACGCTGTTCAGGCGCGACGCACGACATCCTTCACGATCACTACAGCATTTACAGATGTGACGTTGGACACGACTGACATAGAGACTGATGACCAGATCATCGAGCATAGCGGCACCACCGATAACATCGAGGCTTTGGTGGCAGGCACCTACGAAGTTACTTACGGTGCAGACATCAGTCCCGCTGCCGCAGGTAACGATAATATAAGAGCTTTCGGTCGGGTCCGCTTGAATGACGCAGGAGTTGATCTTCCCGGATCACTTGCATCTCAGAGTGCGTTTGAGGATGCGTCAACTATTGGTAATCAGGTCTTTGGTCGCTTGCAGTGTTCATTCATTGTTGTGTTGGCAGTATCCGATTTTCTGACGCTGCAAATGATGAAAGTCGAGATAGGTGGAACTGGAACATTCTCCGCTGACGAAGTCACTGTCACTGTTAAGAGGTTACTGTAATGGGATTCAAAGTAGTGGCAACACTTTCTCACGATTGGATAAAGATTGCCGAGTTAGCAGGAGCCGAGCCGTTCCTCAACGTCTGGCATCCAGATACCACTGAATTAGAAGTTGAGAGTGTAGATCAAGCGACTCTCGACACGGCATTCGCTGATTACGTAGCCGACCAGACGAACATCGACGCCGCGACTCAGGCAGCAAGAAATACAGTTGGTAGAGATTTCGATAAGGATTTGTATGACAACAAACGTCTCTGGAGGGCAGTCGTTGAACTCCTGATCGACGAGATGAACATACTCAGAACAATAGAAGGTTTACCCGACCGGACGATAGCGCAAGCTCGTTCGGCAATCCGCAACAAGATAGATAACTTATAGGGCGAAGACAATGGAACAACCAAGAGTAGATCTCAACCCCCAGCAGGTTCAAATGGCCGCTAACGCGGGACTCTCATTATTGAACACCCCCGGAGCTGTGAATGTTCCGGGTCCGATGGCTGTCAGTGGAGTGATAAAAACACTGGCGCAGCTGTTGACGGCTATCGTCAATCAAGAGGTGATGGTAGTTAACGTCCCGGTGCAATTGAAAGATGCGCCAAAACCTGCTGAGCCAGAAAATAAGGAGGTGGCAAAAGCAGTTGCAGCTGCCGTGGAATCGTCAGGAAATTCTGAGGAGTCTCCGGCTGCAAAGGTATCGGAGAGATAAAATGGCAAGCAAAGCTGAAGTCAAAGAGGCAGGGATTCGTATAGGTGTCAATCAGCTCGTCACTTACGCGAGTCTCGTGCCCATCTTCTGGTTCATCCTTCAACCTATCCTTGTGGATGCACTGGCTGAAGAGATGCAGGAGTCGATCAAGCAGACCGTCGCAACTGAGGTTGCTCCGATCAACAATGCATTCGTGGCACTGCTTCAACGGGACATCAATGCAACTAGAAAGGACATGGCGGCGTTGAGATTTCGTCGGGATAATCCACCGGATGATGACTGGACTGCTGAGGATGCAGCGTATTTAGCAGACTTAGAAATTCAAATGGATGCACTCGAAGAAGCGAAGGCCGCACTTCAGGCAAACACAGATACGAGCTGATGGACGCGACGCAGCTACGGAAATTGATCGTTCGACCTTCTCTGGAGGAGGTCGGACTTCATTCCGCTGCTGCCGAAGATCTTGTCATGGGGACTGCGGCTCAAGAGTCGCACCTCATGTACGTTAAGCAGCTGGGAGGTGGTCCCGCGTTGTCGTTGTTTCAGATTGAACCGGCGACGTATAAAGATTACTGGGATAACTATCTCAATCATCGTGTGGACTTGATTACAGAGATACAAAAAGCCTGTGGATTCCAAGGAGTGCCTGAACCTTCACGGTTGGTTTGGGACCTTAAATTTGCGTCCATCATGTGTCGCATTCACTACAGAAGGATCAGTAGTCCTCTTCCAGAACACGGTGACATTGCAGGTTACGCCGCGTACTGGAAGAAGTATTACAACACCGTCCACGGGGCGGGAACTGAAGAAGAGTTCGTGCAGAATTATGAGTTAGTGGAGGAGAATTAAAATGAACACAATCATTGGAGCGTTTATCGCGACCCTCATTGCCATGGCGACAGCAGCATTGGCGCTGCTGAGCGGAGCCAACGTCGATTCGTTGAGTGACATCTCCGGTCTCCAGTGGACCATTCTGTTCATCGGTGGGTTGATCACATTCGGTAAAGACTTCCAAGCGATTTCCGCCCGTCGTTTGGTAAACAGGGTCACAGGATCGGGTGATGGAGGAGGTACCGTAGGATGAACCACGTAACCGTAGGAGTACGTCAGTTTCAGACGTTCTATCTACTCGCAATCGTGCTCTTGCTGCAAGCATGTGCAGGAGCGAATCCGATTTCGAAGGCAGAAACGACTGAACAGAGAGCGTTCGCAACGTACGGCACGTTTGTGATCATCGAGGAGCAAGCTGCGAAGCTGGTCTCCAGCGGACAGATCCCGGACAGTGCTGTGCGTGCTATTGCACGTGCAGATGCACAAGCGAAACCAGTAGCAGATTCCCTGCTAGATGCGACGCTCGAATTCATAGTAATTAGATCAGAGTACGAAGCAGGCGAGACAGCGGAGCGCCGATTTGTATCAGCCATGGACAGCCTAAATAATTGGGTAGAACGGGTGAGACCTCTGATCGCTAACTTAATAACCGCTGTGAGAGGAGCTGAGTAATGGGAATTATAGAACTCGCCTTAGTGGCGATAAAAGGTCTGTCCGTGGTTCTGAACAACCCGGCACTTGGCGGAGGCAGCAGTGTAAAACTGAACGAAGCTTCCGATTTACTTGCGTTGTTAGGCGAACTGTTGACGCGTGGTGATGAGGCTCACGAGGAGCTTGTTGCGTTCACGAAGGTCGTGGAAGAAATGGCAGCGCAGGGACGGCAACCGACTACTGCAGAGTGGAACACACTCCGTGGTCGAAGTGACGCTGCGCATGATGTCATTCAGGCGGCAGCGGCAGCTACCGAAGAAGAGGAGACGGAGCAAGTCTTCCTTGAGGACCTGACCAAGGCTGAGCTGTTAGAGCAGGCTGCAAAGGATGGGGTCTCGGTTCCTTCTTCCGCAACAAAGGCTGACATCATCGCACTGTTAGAGGCTGTCGAGGAGTAATCCATGGCTGTCTCGATGACATTCAACTCGCTCCTTGAAGATATGCGTAAGTATCTGGAGCGAGGCACGGCTGTCGATCCCTCTGTGTTCGAACAGCTCCCGAGCCTGATTAATCTGGCTGAACGGGAGCTGGCGAACCGGTTGAAAATACTGGGATTTGTACGGGTCGTTACGGATACGTTGGGTGTCGGACAGTCTGTGGTACCTAAGCCTGATCGCTGGCGCGACACGATCTCGATCAACATCGGTGTAGGAACAGAACAGGTACGCACGCAAATATTTGCACGTTCCTATGAATACTGTCGGACTTTTCATCCAGATGAAGATGTCACTGCTCAACCGAAGTTCTACGCTGATTACGATTACTTCAATTGGTTGTTTGCGCCGTCAGCTAATTTTGCGTATCCATTTGAAGTTAACTACTGGGAGTTGCCTGCACTGCTGGACGACACGAACCAGACGAATTGGACGACAGACTTCGCCCCCAATAGTTTGCTTCATGGTGCACTGTTGCAGGCGACTCCCTTTTTGAAGAACGATGAACGCATTCCCATATGGGAAGCAATTTACGAGAAAGACGTTGCAATACTTGAGGCGCAAGACATGAAACGCATTATTGATAGAAACGTTACGAGGGAGTCTGTCTAATGGCATTCACTGACGTCTTTGGCGGAGATCTAATCTTCCCGTCGCAGCTTAGTTATCTAAAAATTACTACTGCAGTAGACATCACGCTGCAGTGGCCGCGAGAGCAACAGATTGAAGGTACGAATGTTGTTGCTGACTTCTTGGACATCGACGCTACTGTTGCTTCGATTAATATCAGCATGCCGTCTGCCAGTGTTACGAGTACAGGCAATAAAACCACGATCAATAACGTGGGCTCCAATGACTTCGACGTAGTTGATAACACCGGGGGATCGATTCAGACCATCATGCCCGGTCAGCAATGGGTCATTGTTCTTACCGACAACACGACACAAGCTGGCTTATGGTTAACTTTCCAGATGGGCGCTACCGTTTCTAATGCGTCAGCTGCTGCACTGGCAGGTGCAGGTATCAAAGCTGTTTCTAACACACTGAATCAAAAGATCGATTCTGACATCAAAGCTTTATCACCGATTACCGTTGTCGATGGCGACCGAGCGAAGTGTTTAATCTGGGTAGGTGGCGCAGGACAAGCTGATCTGCCTGATCCGGGAGCAGTTGGTGACGACTGGTTCTTCATGATCCGTAACTCTGGCACCGGTACACTGACCATCGTTCCTCCGTCAGGAACGATTGATGGTGCTTCAGAGATTACTATTGAGCCTAATGGCAGTACGTTCATCTTCACGGATGGCACGGACTTTTTCACCGTCGGGCTCACTACTTCTTCGACTATCGGGTTTGATTTTGTTTCACTTCCTGTTCCGGGGTCGGGTGACTTTATCCTCTCTGGGGCAAATACAGATCGTATCTCGTATCGCTTCACAGGTGCACTTACTGGTAACCGACGCATCGTCGTGCCGAATACCACGCAGCAATACTGGGTGGAGAATCAGACAACAGGTGCATTCCAGTTAACTGTCTCGACATCTGCACAGGTATCACCCCCAGAGGTGGAACAGGGTCAGACTGTAATTTTCTCCTGTGACGCTGTCAATGTGATCAATGCAGTAAATGCCACGTCCATCTCGCTTCCGCTTTCGGTCGTACAAGGTGGTACCGGGGCAAACAATCCTACCGATGCACGAAATAATCTGGAAGCTGCACACGACGAATTAGACATGATTGCAGGAGATGGTCTGGTTGGTGGTGGTCTCCTCCAAGCAGACGTGACGTTTCAGGTCGCGCCGGGGATAGGTGTTGGAGTCAATCCCGACGATGTCTTCCTTGACTTTACTACCCTCACGGAAGAGGTCCCGGCTGCGGGTGACTTCATCGCATTCCAAGATCTCGATGACTCGGACATCACAAAGAAGGTGGCTGTTAGCGACCTTATTAACCCAACACCTCAGCAACTATTCGACAGTGCAGCAAATGTCCGCGTAAGTGCAGAGCTTCTCGGAGTAATGGAGTTACGGAGTGATGGAAATGTAGACGCTGAAATTCGTGCACTCGTTGGAACTCATGCAGATCAGACGGTCGTCTGGGGACTTGGTCAACCTACTGCGTCAACTGACCTTATCCTTGAGAACCTCATACACGGTGGTTTTGTCACAATAGCTGCCGAAAATGCTGTTGGTGTAAGCACGCTACTTGTTAGAGGTGATCCCGATGGGATCACAGAGTTATTCGCCGCAGGCGTCTGTCGTTTTGAAGCACAGTCACTCGGCAAGATTGCCGTAAGAAGTGATGGCAATACCGACACCGAAGATCGTCAATTAGTGTTTGATCATCAGGACCTCTCGGATCGTGGGCGAATAGGATATTTAGGCAATGATGTTTTCATAATCAGAAATGAAATTCATGGCGGCAACGTAAACCTTCAAGCTGAAGATGTTGGAGGCACGTTACAGCAAATTCTTCAAGGTAATCCAGACAATGACGTCGCACTGTTTGATGAAGGAGTGGAAGTTTTTCAAACACGAACTCCCGCGCAAGGTGGCGCTCGCATTAACAATCTTAATACCGGAGCAGGATTTGAACGAGTACTGACCACGGCAGATCTTGGTGGCGGAGCGGTCATCTTTACTGGATATATACCAGCAAATGGATTTGGAGCAGTTGTACCAGCAGGTTGGTCTGTGGCTAGAACTGGTCTTGGTGATTACACAGTCACGCATAACCTTGGTTTAAGTGATGTCAATGACCTTATTATCATGTTAACACCCATAGGAACCATCGCTAATGAAGCCAATCAGCTTATAGCAACCGTAATATTTCGCGCAACTAACGTGTTTACGGTACAACTTGGCAACCCTGACATGGGTTTTGCAGGGGGCGCAGGTAATGTAGATAAAGAGTGGCAGTTTATGATAGTTGATAATTCATAAGGGAATACGATGGCTAAAGTTATTGTAACGAGTGCTCACAATTTCGCGGCTATTGCTGATTTGGCAGGTTCGGCTCTGGAAAATGTTCCGTACCACAAAACGACTGAATTCAGGTTAGATACCGGTGAACTTGAAGTGCCCGATGTTAGTCAGGCAGATCTCGACACGGCGTTCGCAGATTATACCGCGAATCAAGTAGCGAGAGATGCAGCATGGGCAGTGAAAGAAGCAGACTTGAAAACAGCGAGTGGACAAGCTGAGTTCGACGACCGCGAAGTTCTCCGAGCGTTTGCCAAGCTGTTGGTGAGCGAGTTGAATATCCTGCGAGCCATCGAAGGTCTTCCACCACGAACGTTCGCTCAGCTGCGTACTGCGATCAGGGATGAGATAGCGAATCCGTAATGGCTAAGCAACCTGCACTCATCGCGTCGCAGCCCGGTATCAAACGGGACGGTACGCGTTTCGACAGCGAGAACTATATCGACGGTCGATGGTGCAGGTTTCAACGTGGCAAGCCAAAGAAGATGGGTGGTTACCAACAGGTGACTGACACCGTGCCGGAGATTACACGCGGCATGACCAGTTTCTCCGAAAACAACATCCAGTTCCTGCATCTTGGACATCCCATGACTATCGGGCAGTACCAAGTTTCGAACGGCTCACTGGGTCTCTTTACTGATCGTACACCTACACCTTTCAATGACGATATTAATAACCTGTGGCAGTTCGATGTCTTCGCCGACACGGAAGGCACAGGTAATCATATTCTGGTTGCGCATGCAGCGCCAAACGCATTGGACATTGACAACTCAATTGGTGGTGACATCTACATTGACACGCTGACTGCCACAGCTCCGCTGAGCATAACGGGATTAAGTACTGATCCGGTTACTGGGTGGAACACCGGTACATTTGGACCCGTCAGCGGCGGCATCGTAGTCAGTGGTCAGTATCTGTTTGCGTTCGGTAGCAATGGACTGATCAAACAGTCAGCGATCAATAACGTGACGGATGCGCCCGTAGAGTTTAATCTCGGTACACAAAAGATCATCAAGGGATTTCCTCTTCGAGGTGCAGGCACTGGTCCTGCTGTTTTACTTTGGGGTCTCGACATACTCATTCGAGGTACGTTCCTTGCAGGTGGTCCACCGGACTTTGCATGGGACATCATTTCCAGAGGTATCACAGTTTTAAGTTCACAGAGCATCGTTGAGCTAGATGGTATTTACTATTGGCCCGGTGTTGATCGTTGGATGCTGTTCAATGGTGTCGTACGAGAAATGCCCAACGATATGAACCAGAATTTTTTCTTTGACAATCTCAACTTCACGCATCGGAATAAAGTTTTTGGCTTTAAAATACCCCGCTACGGTGAAATCTGGTGGTGCTATCCGCGTGGCAATGCAACCGAGTGTACCCACGCAGTGATCTTCAATACACGCGAAGGTTACTGGTACGACACTCCGTTACCTGATTCCGACAGCACCAATCAGGGGCGGACAGCTGGTATCTACGCCGACGTGTACCAGCGTCCGTTCATGGTGGACAACGAGAAGACCTTCAACGGTCGCACACTCTGGCAACACGAGACGGCATTCGACAAGATCCGCACGTCGCAGATCAGTGCTGTCCAGTCGTTTTTCGAGACCCACGAATTGAACCTGTTAGATACCGGTCAGAGCACCAAGTCAATTAGTTGTTCCTACTTGGAACCTGACTTCGTGCAGATAGGTGACATGACTGTGACAATGAAGGGGCGTGCGAACGCGAAGGCTCCCGTGACGGAAGTGACTCCGGCAAGAACCATCTTCGAGACTCCTGCCACGAGCGATGAAGAGACCGTGAAGTTCAAAGACATAAAGCGATTAATGAGCTTCAGGTTTGAGTCGAACGTAGGTGGAGGGAATTACGAACTGGGCAAGACTTACGCACACATCGAGCCTGCCGATGGAAGGGTAGAGTCATGAGCATCATCAATCCCCAAGGTTTCGACAATGTCATCGAGTGGGCGGACTTCATGACAGGTTCACTGGGGTTCTTCTCAGATCAGATATGTGGGTCAGACCCTAATTACGAACGCTTGGACGACCCTGATCGGTGGCAGAGCTGGGCTATGGGTGTGTTCGGTGGAGTAGATGCGCTTGGACAGGACGCGCCCGATCCATACGCATATGATGACTGGCGCGAGTGGGCAGCAAGACTTTTTTCAACTTCGAATTTTACGGGATAGAGCTATGCCATTACTTAAGGGTGAGATGGAAAAAGGTAAGGAACTTGTGGGGCAGGGTCGTCTTCTTGCGCAAGCGGCACGCGGAGAGAACTGGTCGAATGTACTTGATACGAATCAGGACAGACTCCGAGCTGGGAGAGGATCAGCTAAACGTCTTATGAAAGGTACACGTATGCAAAACCTAGCTCAGAGACAACAGCAAGCTGCGGAGACGATGCAGCCCAAAGGTGGTCTGGCTCAGCTGATGGCACAGCAGGGCGCTTCGAAATCCATGGTCGAGGATGTGCAGAAGATCGAGGACACACCGGGAGGCAAGGAGTTGCTCTACACGCAGGCAGCTCAGGGACTGATGAAGAAGCAGGGTGTGCCGGAGAAAGATACCAAGAAGGTCCGTCTCTACCGGTACGGGGGTGCAGTCGAGCGAGCTTATGCTAAAGGTGGTGACGTCAAGGCTGCAGCAGCGAAGGCACAGGGCGCAGGACGTGGCGAAGACGAGATGCTGGTTCACATGACCGGAGAAGAGTTCGGTGTTATCAAAGGCATGTGGGGTGAACCTGATATCAACCCGAACACCGGACTACCTGAGTACGGATTCCTCAGCAAGATCTGGAAGAAGGTCAAGAAAGTTGTGAAGAAGGTCGTCCAATCAAAGATCTTTCAGGTCCTCGCACCTATCGCGTTGTCAATCTTTGTACCGGGTCTCGGTGCTGCCATCGGTGGCATGCTGGGAGCGAGTGGTACTACTGCTAGTGTGATCGGTAACGCTCTGGTTCGAGGTGGACTGAGTGCAGCCGGTGGTGGTGACTTTGCAACTGGAGCAATTTCCGGGGCTATCTCTGGGGGGCTTGGTTCTCTGGCTGGTGAACAGGTTGGGAAACTAGGTCTCGGTCTGTCCGACCGTACCGCAGAAATCGTTGGCTCCAGCTTGGCAAGTGGCGCAGGTTCCTCACTGACTGGTGGCGACTTCGTTACAGGTGCCCTTGCCGGAGCTACCGGGGAGATGATGCGTCCGATGATGGAAGGCGTCACCGCGAAAGGACAGGCGATGTTAGGTCTTCAAGATCCAGCTGGTGGTGGCATTCTGGCTGAGAGAATTCCCGAAGGGACTGGTGCCCTTGAGGATGTAGCTGGTCTGGGAGCTGAAGGTCTGGCACCGGGTGAAATAGGTCCGCCTGAGACGCCCCCAGTGGTAGGTCCAACACGTGAGGAGATGGGAGCTGTTGGTGGAGGTAAACTAGCAACACAGCAGGTAACTCCAGATACTGGTGCTCCGCAAGATCCAAGCTTCCTGCAGCAATACGGTATGCCTGCGCTATTGGCGGCAGGTGCACTCGGTGGTGGCGAATACGAAGAAGGCGAGCCTCCTCCGTTGCCGGAAGGTTGGAATGATCCGTTGCCGCTTTACGAAATGAATCGACAGTTCCAAGGCATGGACCCCGATGCGTACTACACGTACGGACAGGCAGGTGCACCTCAATCTGGACAGCATCTGTTCATGCAGCCTGAGCCCTTCGCCGGAGTGCCCACCGACCCGACGACCCCAACTCCGGGAGCTGGAGGCAACATGCAGGCTATGATCGCAGCTGGTCAGCCAGTGCCTGCCAACATGGTAGGTGTCGCTGGATCAGCACCTTTGACGCAGGCTGGTTACACGCAAGATCCCAACACAGGTAACTGGAATCCACCACAGCAGCTGGGGCAGGGCATGCCGCAGGCTCGTGGTGGCTACCAGCGTGGAGGTGAGTTCGACTACTGGTCTCAGAATGCAGACGTTCCTCGTGTAGCGCCCACTGTGAGCGCTCAGGGACGTTATGTTAAAGGGCAGGGCACTGGCAGGTCTGATGACATCCCGGCTCGACTGAGCGACGGTGAGTACGTCATGGACGCAGAAACGGTGGCGCTCTTGGGTGACGGATCGGGAAGTGCCGGGGCTAAACGGCTCGACGAGATGCGCCGGAATCTGCGTAAGCACAAAGCTCAGAACCTCAAGAAGGGGGGCTTCAGCCACAAGGCGAAGACACCCCACCAGTACATGGCGCGAGGCGGCATGGCAAAACTCCGCCGAGCAATGACCGAGTCAGGGAGAATATAAATGGGCAGTGCCACAGACTTTCTATTTGAGGGCAAACCTCCACAGTCGGTCACGACCTATGGGACGACTGTAGAAGGCACCCCGAAATGGATGTCCGACTACACGCAGGGGCTGATCGCACGTGCGAACGCAGCGGCAGCTGAGCCTTACATTCCGTACGGTGGACCGAGGATTGCAGGATTCGATCCTGCACAAGAAGCTGCGTTTGGGATGACTGAGGAGAATGTTGGTGCGTATCAGCCGTACCTCGAAGCAGGTGCTCAGGGCTATACCGGAGGCTTAGAAGCTGCGGGGGGTATGCGGGAGAGAGCGCAGCCGTACATTGATGCGGCAACCGGGAAGTGGACTGATCCCGGCGTCTCTGAGTCCTACATGAACCCGTACATCAGTGGCGTGCTCGACCGGCAGGAACAACTTGCCACGCGTACGTTAGAAGATAAGTTTCTACCGGGGTTGCAAAGAGCTTTCGCAGGAGCTGGACAACTAGGCTCTCGTGGTGGCGAGGGTTCGATGGAAACCATGGGCATCCGTGGTATGAGGGATATTCAAGAAGGACTCGAAGCGCAACGTCTTGAAGCACTCTCTGGAGCCTACGGTCAGGGAGCTGACATCTATGGGCGAGACATTACGAGTGCGCGAGAACTGGCACGTGTGTCGGGTGCCCTCGATGAGGCTCAGGCTGGTGCTATGTACCAAGGTGCTGAGGGACTGGGTCGCATGGGTGAAGCAGCTCAGCGGATGGGTCTCACAGATGCCGCAGCGATGGAAGCTATCGGTGCACAGAGACGTGGGCTTGAACAGGGAAGTATGGATCTTGCGTATCAGGATTTCTTGGAACAACGCGATCTGCCATGGCAGCGCATCGGACAGATGTCGGAAGTCATCCGAGGCTTGCCGCCATCGTTTGTACCGAGAGCAACGCAGCGTACTGATGTAGGACCGGCGTCGGTTTACCAGCCGTCACCGCTGTCACAAATCATCGGTGGCTATGGTGTGTATCGTGGTATGCAGGGAGCCGAAGGTGGTTACATCGAGCCGGGAGGGCTGGAAGACTACGGACTAGGAGGGATGGTGCGTGATACCGGAGCGAGGTTATTTGGCTTGGGAAAACAGGGAGCGGGCGCGTTGAGTAGGTGGGCGCGCTCGCTATACCCAGATTCAAGCAGGAGTGTTGGTGTCGCAGGAGGAAAACTCCTGAAGCTGAAACACAAGCAGGATTAATGTCATGAGAGCAGAAGTGGAACGTGCATATCAAACTGGTGGTGACGTTTATGGTCCTCCAGAGGAAGAGATCATCACCACGGTTGACCAATTGATCCCGGATCCGATGCCGCGAACGAAGCCTACTACTACGCGTGAGCTGATTGACATACACCGTGAGCAGCAGGTACAGAAACTCAAAGGTGGTCAGGAACGAATTGCAGCAAGACGTGCGGAGATGGAAAAGAAAGATAAGCAAGCCAGATGGTTTGCACTTGCGCAGGGTATGTTGGCACCGACAAAGACTGGCGGCTTTGGTGAATCGCTGGGTGCAACTGCGGGGCTGCTGCGGCAGGAACAGGAAATGTCTCGTCAGGGAATGAGCGATCTCTTAGCCGAAGAAACGCTGCTTGCGAATCAGGAAAGTGATGTTGGAGCAGACTACATTTCTCAACTTCAAGCTCAAGAACGGATAGAAAAAACAGGCGCGGAAAGATTGGGACGTTTCGCGAAACGTACTCCGGTAGGTGTAGCTGGTCTGTTTGCCCATCCCGACAATCCCGACAGGGATGCACGTGCTCAGCCGATGTGGGATCCCGACCTAGAGGAACCGCAATTTAATGAAGATGGAACTCCTCTGCTTGACGAAAACGGGGAGCAAGTAATTAAACTCGGTGGCATGGAGCTGGATTATTTGGACACTCCCGGTCCCGACGGTAGCATTCCATATGCCACATCTCAGTTCGATGTACATCGGCAGGCGGAATTGTCGAAAGTTAAAGAATTTTCACAGGACTACATAGCACGAGCCAGCAATGACATTGAAGGTGCGCGGGAAGCATGGATAATGATCCCGAAACTTGAAAGGACAATGACATTACTGGAGGACGTGGGGGAAGGAGGACCCGGCACAAGTGGGTGGGTAGCATTAGTACAGGGACTGCAGGAATGGTTTGGTGTTGATACCAGAGATGTCACTAACATAGGCGTGCTACGTCACAAGTTAGGTCAGAACGTCCTTGACGGTCTCAAACATTTTCCGGGACAAATTTCAGAGGGTGAACGGAAGTACATGGAGAGACTGGAAACTTCCATTTCGAAATCAACCAGCATAAACATAGAGCTTATTAGAGAGGGTCTGAGACTGCAGAAAGAACGATGGAAGAGAGGAAAAACTTCCGCTGTAGAATTGGCAACAAACCCCAACCTTGCATCCATGATGAGGATGGACTTTTTAGCCATGGGACTTGATCCAGATAACTTAGATAAAGACCCTATCGGTTCATACGGATCAATTGAAAAAGACGAGGTGGGATCGACTCGTCATAATCCATTACCTGTTGGACCGAATACTCCTCGTCCTGCAGTTGGGACATGGGTACAGTTCACGGACCCTGCAACCGGCGAGTTAATAACGAAAAGGATAGGGGCACCTGCACCGGTGCCGGAGTAAGAACATGGCTGACGAAGAAACACTTGCACCAGTACCGTGGTATTTAGATGAATCTATTTATGAACCTGAACCTGAGAAGGGACCGGGTACTGTCAATGACTGGATGAATCAACCCGACGTAACGGGTAAGAGATTTCCCATCGATCCGCAAATGACTGCGGAGCAACTCGACGTGCTGCCGGAGATGACGGATACCGCAAAAATGATCGAAGGGTTTTCCGAACCGGGAGAGGGAGTAGACGGACCTATCATGGGAACGTTGAGGCGCATCGGTACCGAGTTGAAACAAGGATGGATGCAGATGTCAACGTCAGATCCCATGGAACTGGGGTCGCAACTACAGAATCGATTCCCGGACGTCGTTGAGGTACGACTTGCAATTAACCCTTCAGGCGACGGTTCCTACATCGCAGTTGCCAAAAATAAACTCACTGGTTACGAGGCTGTGATCAACAAACCGGGAATGAGCATGCAAGATGTGCTGCAGACTATCGGTCTGGTGGGTCAGTACTTGCCTGCTGCAAAAGTCACAACTGCAGTCAAAGCACTAGTCCCACGGATAGCTGTCGCAGCTACTGCCTCAGGAGCTACGGAGACTGCAATACAAGCGGGGCAGGCTGCTCTTGGAGGTGAGTTCGATCCTGAAGATGTCGCACTGGCTACAGCGTTCGCTGCGGTCCCGGAAATAATAGCTAAACCCGCAGTAGGATTAGCATTGAAAAGCAAAGAACTGCTTTCTAGACATATGCCTGAAGCAGTCCCGGCGTCGATTCGTAGTGCATTGACATGGGCGGAGAAGCAGGGATACAAAATTACATCATCAGATGCACTGAACGAATTTCTCACAGCCCCACAGAGAATCTTTCTCAAGATTACTGAACGTATTCCCGTGTTCGGTACGCAACGAATTAAAAATGCGCAGAAGGCACAACGTGCTGACGCTCTGAAGAGGATGGCAGACAAGTTTGATATTGATATCGAGAGTGATCTTGGACAGGAAATTGCTGAAAGTTTTATAGATCGGATGAAGAATTGGCGTTTCTTTGGTAAGCACGCAGACCCAACAGATGAAATGCTAGATCGTGCTTTTAAGAAGGAGGCAGCAGGCATTATTGACAACACTCTCAAAAGAAAAATTAAGACTGCAACAGTAGAAAACGGGAACATCGATGATGGGTTGGTCGATATGGTTTTCAAAGGCAACAAGCCTCAGATTGTCAGGGACTTCATGAGAAAATTAACTCCTGAAGGGCAGGACGCAGCACGCCGAAGATTTATACAGGAAGGATTGGAGCGGACAGGGTACAAACCGGGACAACAAGTCGGCATCGCTAATCCGGGAGCCTTTGTAAAGTATCTCGATGAGCATGACAAGATAATAAAGGAACTCTTCCCCGACGTGATACACGATCCTAAGGCGTCGCATCTTTTTGCAGAGATGACTGGTGGACCCGGAATGGTACCGGCTCCAGCTTTGAAAGCGCAGCGGGAATACCTAGAAGGGTTCAAAGAATTCCTCAGGATTACCGATGATGCAGAGAAAGCAAGTGCAGGTGCAGGCATGACTGCAGCGATGGCAGCGGGTGGAGGATTTTATCTCTTCGACATCATGGGAGGTGCGCTAGCCGGATTCGGTACTGCAATGGCAGGTCATGCAATGCAAAGTAGATTGGCTCGCAATTTGTTTCTACGTCTGAAACATTCCAAAGGCAATCCTGAGTTGCAGCAACAGATCATGAAGGAATTACGCCCGTTAATATTAGGAACGGGTAATAAGGCACTGCAGGAAGGCGTGGACATGCCCATGCTGAACATGTCTATGAGCCCTGACATGATACAGGAGGGGGCAGCAACTGGCGCGTCAGCGGCGATGCAGATACTGAGAGCAACCATGGGGACTGTCGGCGAAACTATTGGAGGTGTTCTGGGTAGCTCCCGTGGAGATCTAACGGAAGGTGGTATAAGTCCTACCGACATAGGTAGAGGTTCTCTTGTACAAGGTCCCGGAATGGAAATGCTGCGACGAGCTGCGGAATCTGCGCAGGGAATACCCCCGGAGGAATAATGCCTGCACGACGACTGACAAACGGGAGAGGACGGAAGTTTGTGCGTAACACCGCAGGTCAGCTGCTGGCTGAGCAACATCGTCTGTTCCTCCCTGATCACCTCGACCAAGTGCGAGCGATTGCAATGCGAGGTATCAAAGAAGAACAGATGTCCGAGATCTTCGACATCAGTCGCAAGCAAATGGGTCTGTGGAAAGCACAGTACCCGTTGTTCAAGGATGCACTCGAAGCAGGTTACACCGACGCTGATGCTGCTGTCCTTGGTGCTCTGTACCAGAGTGCCGTCGGTTACATGCACGAGGAAGAGAAAATTTTTCAGTGGGACGGAGAAATTATCCGTGCCGATACAGTTAAGCATTACAAGCCAGACACTGCAGCGATCAAGCTATGGATAACCAACCGGCAGAAGGAACACTGGAAGGATCGTCATCACACGAACGTGTCGGGCACGGATGACAAGTCACCCATTGGTATCCGCGACGAGACGAAGCTGGAAGTCATGGCGAGTATTCTTTCACTGATCAAACCGAAACCAGACAACGCAGTCATTGATGGTCGCACTGGGACGGTGGACAAATAACATGCCATCGAAAACTCCGAAGCAGGCAAAATTTATGCGTGCCATTGCACACGGTTGGACACCGAGTCGTGCGAAGAATCCACCGTCGCGTGCAGTGGCGCAGGAGTTCGTGAACGCTGACCGAAAATACTCCGGTGGCTTTGCAGAGAACCGGTACTGGGTAGGTGGACTCGCAGCTATGGACCAAGTGAACGCTGGACTTAAGGGATCTCTTGACACTCCGTTCCAAGCGTTCGAAGAAGGTGGTGACGTTGTTACTGATGAGGCTCTTCAAAAAGCACGTGCCGTTGCTGATGCAAGACTGGGCAATTACAAGGCAGCGAGATTTACACTCGGTAAAGATCATTCAGCTACGAAAAAACTTAAGGAATCTTATCTGGAAGCGAAACATAAGGCTGTGGATATGGCAAATCGTGTAGGTGCTGGTGCAGGTGGAGGTGGAGGTGCGGGTTATCAAAGGGGCGGCAGAGCAGGTCGTCGAGGTGGACGAAGAACGAATGGCGGAGCAGGAACATCTACAACGACGAACGTACCTACTGTTACAGCTCCAGATGTTTCCCCTTACGGGACTGAGGCTGGTACAACTCAACAAATGTTTGACCGAATGGGGTATAGCGGTCCTATAGGTTACCTCCGTACCGTCTCTGACTTACGGCAAGCAGGGTGGACTCCGGCTAGTGGAGGCTCCGATGATCTGCGAAACAGAATGTGGTATCCCCCCGAGCAGACGCTCACAGGAGAAGATGCCCCTCCACCGAGAATTATCCCGACGGACCCTGCAAGTTATATAGGGGGGGCCGCACTTGGTACCTCAGATGGTGAAGGTGGAGGTGGTGGCTCAGGTGAAGGAAGCGAACACCGAGAACAGTTACGTAAACATCAAATGAAAATTGCAGCAATACTAGGCAGTGCCCGAGGAGGTCACGTGAATTACTACGACGAAGGGGGAGCAGTACGTCCCGGTCATGCAGAAGGACCCAACCCTCACAATAAGGCTAAGACACCGGGGATGTGGGCAACGTGGGAAAGGAAATATCACATTGATCCTCCCCCTCCGCCTGAAGTTGCAGAAGAAGTAGCAGAAGAGGGGGGCGTAGCAAACTGGTTACGAAGTTTGTTCACTCCTGATCCCGAAACAGCCATCGGCTCTGGCGAGGCACGGGGGACAATCGAGGAGCAGATGGAAGCAGAGGGTCAAGCTTACGGTGGTCGCGTCCGCTATCAGGCTGGTGGTCTTGCGATAGCCGCACCCGCTGGAGGTGTACCCCCGTGGATAGCACCTACCGGATCCGGTCCCGGCTACATGGATGAACCTCCTCCGGGATATCAGTTCGGTGGAATTGCCGACAGGTTTAACCCTCCACCTGCAGCAGCACCTGCAGCTGCCGTTGCACCACCGCAGGGGCAGATAATGAACCGGGCACAGTCAGAGTTCAACGCTCAAACGGGTGGACCGAGAGGCGGAGTGATGGGTGGTCCTCCGGGTGGCTTAGCTGCGATGCAGCAGCAGGCAGAGCAGCAGCGAGCCGGAGTAGCAGGTCGTTTACCTCCGGGCATTGATCCCCGAGCTGTCGCTGCAAATCCAGAAGGATGGGCACGCCAGCAGGCAGAAATGCAGCGAATGCAGAGTAACGCTGGAGGCGCACCGGGATTTGCACCGGGCGAGGGAGATTTGATGCGACAACAGGAAGGTGCGAGAAGCATCATGGACCGGATAGGTGGAGGTGGTGGACGCTTCGGTGCAGAGATGCGACGAGCACGTGGCATGCAAACATATCAAGACGTCGTTAACCGAGGTGAGGGTGGAATCAATCCCCGCTTACCCGGTGGTGGTCGAATGTACGGTGGTGATGGAGAGGTAGGTATCAATCCACCTCCTAGTGGACCTTTCCAACCCCCACCGGGACGAAGAGTCATAGGAGGGTCAGGAAAGTTTGGTGACCCCTATCAGTATGGTCGGGGATCAGGTGGCAAACCGAGACCGGGACCGGGAATGATGCCGCCGGGTGAAGAGGGTGGAGGTATTCCGGGTGGACCTAGAGTGCCACCTAACATGCGAGGCTACTTGCAGAAGCAACGGATGATGAACCGTCCTCCAGCTAACGTGGGAGGAGGCGCGAACCGTGTCGGGATGCAGGACCAACAAGGCGCACTTTCGAGGGCGATGCAGAGAGGGACTGGTCGTGCACCACCGTCACGCCGGTTTGGTCGCGGGCGCGCAGGTGCGGGTCGCGGATTCCAGCAGCGGTAGCACCGCAACCTCGAATGCATTTACCGTCGGTGTCCCACTCGTGAAATAGCCAATTATTCTTGCAGCGGATGTTCATCAGACTCTCCATCTATCTGGAGGAAAGCGTTTGGACCGTACACCATAGTGCTACGTGCGGCATTACGGAGTAACTCACGGACATCATCGCGGTCATCGATCACGACGTCTGGATCATACCTGCGTACCCACTGAAGAACTAGGTCCGGTCCCTTGATTTTTGTCTCTGTTTTGAGACGCTGGATAAGATCGACGTAGTTCCAGAGGTCGTGTGTCCTGAGCCACTCTTCTTCGTGGTTGTACTTGTTGATGAAGCGGGTGCTGTACACGAGCGGCCTGATGCCCTCTGCGATGTAGTCCCGCGTGAGATCCATGATGTGCGGACGTGGCTTGTCTTCGATGAGTCCCTTGTAGTAGATCTTCCACGCAGCGGGATCGCGGTTGAGATACTTCTTCTGATCATCTTGAAGGAGGGCTAAGCGGTCGGTGTGATCGCTCAGCGTCCCCTCCAGATCGATCATGATCACTTGCGTCTGATTTTCTTCATCTTCTTTTTCTTTGCCGGGTTGAACTTCAACAGTTGCTTGCGTATCTCACTGATGAATTCAGTGATCATCTCACGGTCGCCCTGATTGGTCAGGCTCACGTCAAAGTTACCCTTCAGCTTTCTACCCTCAACTTCAAGGGTGCCCTTGCGATGCTGCTTCAAAAATGACATGTCTTATTTCCTTTTTGTACGACGTAAGTAAGCTGCTCTGAAACGACATTCATCAGAGCAGTAGTTTGTGATAGCAAGACCTTCAAACCTCCTGCCACACTCATCATTAGCGCACGTTTTCTTGCTACGTTTACGCATCATTGCCAGCTGTGCGCCGACGCTGTCAGTTGGTGCTCTTACAGCCGCCATGGTTGATCTCCAGTGAGTTTCAATGGGTACAGTATACACAGATCCGCTCTCGTGTAAAGAGAGCTACGTCCCATTTCCACGCTTCATGTTTTCAGCCTCAATAGCGTGCTTTTTCAGGGCTTTAGCCAGACCTCTTGCGGCCTTAGGAGAGTAGCCCACGACAGTTAATTTCTCAGAGAACATGATCAGTACCTTGCCATTCTCCACGCCTACTTTAGTGCCTACTCCTTCATTCGTTGCTACTTTTTCGTCAGTCATATTGTCTGCTCACTGGACCTCGTGGGAGTTCGTCTTCAACCACAGGAAAGTTGTACAAGAAATTGTCATCACCCTCGACTGCAACTCGGACAGCCATCGAAGCTACCTGCACTGCTTCACGCAACACTTCGTGTACGCTGGTACCCTGCTTGCGGTCGTGTTGCATGATAGCTTGAGCAAGTTCACCTACCTCTTCGACCAGTGCACACAGCATGTGCGTGGTACCGGGGAATGCCTCACGTGCAGCAGCTAACTCATCGGTGACCATCTTAATGACCAAGCCATCAGGACTGGTCAATCGCTCTTGAGCTTGTACGTCAGGTGATGGGCACTGGCAAATAGTTATGTCGCTGCCGCATTCAGTGCAGCATGGTGTGTTGTGTTTGTCTCGGTAGGTGCAGGTGCGTTCAGTCATCATGGATACTCCGTGAAAAGTCTAAAGTTACCGGGAGTTCTGAGTGCAGAGTCCAGCATACTAGCAGCCTCTTTAGGTGCAGCGCGATGCATAATCTGCCATGCCATTTCAATCAGTTCTTCGTGCGTCGCACCGTTGAATCGTTCAGCATCCTTGCCGTGGATAATGTAGATAGCTCCCGGTGTCTCGGCAATGATCCAGACGATGCCACCACATACCATATTCGATCTGATCCACCTCAACTGAGACTTATGCAGCCCCTTCTCTTCGTCAGGGAAAGGTACTTTCGCTGGTCGGTGGTTGGCTTTAAGTTCTATCGTGCCGCAACCACCCTCACTTACCTGAAAATGAACGTCAGGAAATCCCGGCGCAGTATCCGGCGATTCAATTCTGGAGTAATGCCCTGTGGGCAGACCAACGTCCCGCAGCCACTCCCATAAATTCGATTCGTTCATAAAACCAAAATCCCGGCCAAAATTTTTGTCAACTTTTCTCAGATGCGCCTTTAGGCAATAAGCGCACTGGTTTTTCGAATTCTTCTCGCACCTTTGCGAGCTGTTCTTCGACGGTGCCGTACCTTTTTCTTGCGGTACCTGTCGAGGACGAGCGTCGAGAACTCTTTCTTTTTCGCAATCGCTTCATAATACTCCTCTTCGATTGTGTCGCGTGCCAGCAGGAAGAAGTACTTCACCCAGACGGTATTCTCCATGTGCAAGATGCGGAAGCGCGACTGTTCAAACGTAATGTGGCTGTGGTCCCAGCTGTACATCACGTAGGTATTTGCTGCGGACAGATCAAAACCAATTCCACTCTTCACTTGTAGCAGGACGAAGTCCACGTCGAACTGTCCGTCCCACTCGTGCTTGCCAGAGATTATTTTGTACGACCAGTTGAACTCGTCGAACTTCTCAGAGATGGATTCGATCTCGTGGGTAAAACGACAGCAGATGACTGCTTTTTCATTACCGAAACCTGACAGGAGCCCCATGAGCCTGTCCAGCTTCTCCGTACCGACGGGAATGACGATGCGTTTGCGTTTCTTCTCACCGGGAATGCGCTCCTGATGCAGGAGATGACCCCCGCACACTTGTTGTAGTTTTTGTATTAGGTGCATGGGTAGCGGCACATCAACTGTAATGTCTTCGAGGGTGACTTCCAGATCCTTTTTCAGCGTGTCGTAGATGTGCTGAGTGTTACGTTTAAGATCAAAGTACACTTTCTTCCTGCGTACCTTCACGGGCTTCTTGCCCATGGATATTCGTGCCTCATTGAACGTGATGCGGTAGCTATACGTGTGAATCTTCTCCATGATCTCATCGTCAAACCGGTAACCGACGATCACAGGATACGTTCGACCATCTCGACGCTGATGTTCTTCGTAAATGAGGTAACGCTCTTTGAAGTTGCCGTACGTCCCGAAGATTTCGTTCTTGCCAATGAAATCGAAAGTTGCCCAGTACTGCTCGAAACCTTGATCGATTGGTGTGCCTGTGAGTGCGAGCTTCCAATGGGCACGTTTGCCCAGCGTCCTGACGAATCGGGACTGGGCTGATCCCGGTTTCTTAATGTAGTGTGCTTCATCAGCGATCACCATCAGCGTGCCACCGTCCTTGACCCAATCCAGCGACCACTTGTACCACTGCTTGCGTAGCTGCAGATTCTTCACTGGCTCCTGATAGGTGACGATGTAGATGTCACAGTCCCAGTCGTTATCGAGATGCTCCTCGATCTGCTCCTCCCACGTGAGAACAGCTTTCTTCGGACAGATGATGACTAATACCTCCGGCTTGTGGTGATCCACCACAGCCAGAGATATCAGACATTTCCCCGTGCGTTGTTCAGGAAAAAAAGCGAAGCCGCTGTGGGGGACTGCAGCAGCAACGGCTTCACTCTGATACGGACGAAGTTCCGTCCGAATCACTACGCTTTCTTCAGCTCATCAAGCGGAATTTCCCACTCACCTTCTTCGTCATCAACAACGACTGCCAGATCGTCCTCGATGCCTTCGATGACACCCTGAATCTCGTCGCCTTCTTCGTCCTCGAAGACAACACGAGCGCCGGGGCGCAGAGCCTTTCCAGTCTTTTTCTTAGCTGCTTTCTTTTTGGCAGCTTTCTTCTTTTTAGCGCGGGCAGGCGGAGCTTCCTCTTCCTCTTCGCCCTCCTCTTCGCCTTCTTCTTCGCCTTCTTCTTCTTCGCTTTGAGGTACAGTGCCACCTTGCTCTTCGATGTACTGCTCCGCCACTTCTTCGGTGAGGTAACCAGTCACACGCGGCTGATCTTTCTCGTCGTACTCCTCGTTAACGATCTCCAGACCGCAACGCTCGCCGACCAAGGAATCGACATCCAGATCGAAGGGACCGTCCGGTGTTTCGAAGCCCATGCAGTCCAGTGCGGTGCGAAGCACCCACAGGGACTGTGGCAGTAACACGAAGCGGTCGAACACTGTTGAACCCGTCTGGGTCTTCCAACGTACAGTGATCATGTCATTACCAGCCTGACTGACTTCCTGTTCAGCGCTCAGAATCTCAGCGACGTAGAAACCATCAGGTGTTGGCATTCCACCTCCGGCTTCGACATCGGTGAAATCAACTGTGATGACGTTTGTGCTTCTGCCTCGTCGTCCCCCACGTGCGGCTTTTTTCTTGCCGCCCTTTTTTCTTGTTGGTCCTTTTCGTGTAGCCATTAATTTGATCTCCTAGCTTTTCGTCTTGGTTTTTGTTTGCCCGAAGTCAGGTCCCGGATTTTCTTGAACGTCGGGTTGACGATCAGTTCCGGGATAGGACCAGCGGACACCGGTCTGCGAATCTTTGTTGAGTAAAACGCGTGGGGACCGATTCGCATACAGTAGTCCACATGGCGCACTTCTTCTTTGTCTTCTGTTTCCCAACGCTCTTTAATAAACGTGGACCCGATGGAGTCAACTGCACCATCGAGGAATGCACTGACTGAGGGCATAACGCGTGCTCCGATACTGGGCTCGATGCTGTCTTCGTCTTCGTCACCACCGTCGTCCACACGCTCGTGGGCAATCATGAGCAGGTTGTAATTGTCGGATAGATCCCGGAAGTCGCTGATGAATTGTTTGAGCATGCCGGAGAGTTGTCCCCAGTTGCGCTGAGTAAACTGCTCGTCCCTCCCCTTGCGTGCCTTACGCAGCACCTCAGCCATGCCGATGTCTTGCAGGTTGGACACCTGATCGATGACGATACTTTTGTAATCCATGCCGTCGCTCAGTGCCCAGAGTAGCTCGTCGATTTCTGCCCACTCAGTGACACGCACGACATCGATCTCTTCTTCCAGTGCGATGGTCTCAGTGCCACGTTCATTCGTGTCGATGAACAGAACGGGTTTCGGAAACGTTGAACCAAAGTGAGTCTTGCCCGTGCCGGAGCGACCGTATACCATCATCACCAGATTGGTCTTCAGTTCAGTGACCGGTTGAATCCTGTCGAGGATCGATGTCGGTTTCGCTGCCTTCGTCTTTTTTGCGAGCCGTTTCTTTTTTGCTTTAACTGCTCTGCCTCTCTTTTTAGCTACCATTTTTCTTTCCTCGTGGTACGTATTCACTCTTCATTATGAAATCAGCATCGAGTCCGCGAACTTCGGCCTCGCACAATGTACGAAACTCACAGGTGTTGCAATTAAAAGATGACATGCTGCGTGCGCAGCGTCCGTCCTCCCGCTTAGCCAGAATCTCCCCCGTGGTCTGCAGGAAATCATTGACTACCTCGATGATCATGTTGGTGCTGGGCTTGGGCAGGAACACGCGCTCGAAGAACGTGTCTTCCTTCCCTTCGAGCAACTCCAGCATGTCCACATATTTCTTATCGTCGAGACCTTCTCGTCGGACTACCTTTAAATAAGTGTACGGATCGCAATCCAAATTCTTGCGCTTCGATAGCTCACCACTCTTCAGTATCTCTGGTTCGGTAGGTGCCTTCGCACGTGCGTAGTCCCAGCACACACCATCGAGTGCCTCTTTCGGATTCTCCATGCCGTACACCCACACGTACAACAGCAGCTGCAGTTCGGAGAACCGATCATCCGCAGTTGGAATAGCCTTCAGAAATTTATGGTCCACAATCCATCGACGGTCCTGCGGGTCGCGTGCAATTTTGTCGATGAAGCCAATGAATTTGACAGGTAACGCACCGCTGCCGAGTTTACTCAGATCGAACTCGACCTTGATCTCACTTGCTTCGTACGTCAGGGTGTCCCTGCGGTATTTGCGCAGGTAACCCTCGAAGATTTTGCCGCAGTCACCGATGATGTCCCCGTGCATGTCTTTCTCTTCTTCAAAGTATGCACCGAACTTATCAGCATACTCGTCGAGCACATCCCACGGATCATTGCCGTCGTAGCCTTTGATGATTTTCGAATTCACGTACGCATTGAGCATCTCGTGCAGGATTTCACCTCGCAACAGGCGCACGCCTTTGAACTTGCGCTTGATGCGTTTCTTGTACCTGTACTCCCACGCTTTCGGACAACGTCGGTAAGAACTAACTTCACTGAAACTAATATGGTCAAGCTGCGGCACTGTACTTCTCCCCTTTGCCCCATGGTCCCAGCTCTGCTTCACCCTCCATGGGCACGCTGAGTTTGATTTTGAATGTGTCCATCAGCTTCGGTCGCTCTGCCATCTTCAGCATCTGTGGCACACACTCATCGATGTGTTCGTTCTTCACGATGGTCAGTACTGAGTCGTGATGTTCGCCGACCAGTCGTACTTTCTTGCGCGAAAAAGTCTGGTGGATTTCGATCAGGATCATGGCTTTGTAGTCCCCGATCATTGCCTGCACACCTGAGTTGATTGCCTGTCGCTCAGATTCCGACCGTACCTTCCTGTCCTTAGCATGGATGCCGGGGAGCCTACGCAACCGACCAGTCAGGCAACGCACGTGACCATTTGCACGTGCAAGTTTTCTAGTTTTGCTGTGCCAGTCTTCCAGTCGGGAGTACAGTCGGAAGTATGCACGACGTGCATTCTTAGCCTCTTCCCTGCTGGGCTCCCAGCCATAATCCTTACGCGCCTGCTCGATGAATTTCTTCTCGTACATGCCGTAGATGAAACCGAAGTTAATAGCCTTGGCTCGCGTGCGTCCTTCATACCACCGTTTGTCCAATTCGATGCAAGCTGTGTGTCCTGCTTTCAACATCTCTTCTAATGCTATCGAGTAGGGCAACCACTTACTGGTCAGTTCCTCTGCTGTATTTTGCACGAGCATGGCGAATGCTCCTTGCGTACCAACTGCCAGTGTCTCGATCAGAGTGCGCCAGTGCACGTCAATACCGTCGGTGAAACAACGTCGCATTTCAGGGTCACGAGATAGATGTGCAGCGACCCTCATCTCTGCGGTGGCAATATCCAGTGCGCAGAGGGTCCAACCTGCGGGAGCAGTAACGAGGTTCCGAATCGATCCGTCCCGTGGAATAGGATGTAGAGGCGAAGAATATCTACCGGTGACAGTCCCGTGGATTTTGTAGTCGAAGTAGTACTTGTCTTCAATACGATACTTCTGCCATCCTTTAATATATGTGTTGAAAAATTTTCCTGCATTGCGATACTCCAAAATCTTCCTGACCACAGGTTTGCCGCTGATGCTAAGGAGCGCTTCTTCAGATGTGGAGGGTTTCTTTTTCTTGGTAAGAATTTTGCAGCGATATCCCAGCTCTTCATATAGGAGTTTTGCAATCTGCGCAGGACTGTCCCAGTTCAATTCGTAACCTGCGATCTCGTTCAGCTCTTCGCGCACTGTGATCTTCTTTGAGAGCAGCTCCATACCGACCTCTTTACGTGCTGCCGGATCGATGGTCAGACCCTCCATCTCGGCATCCTCCATCGCACGGGCTCCCGGCATCGTGAGCTTCCAGTAGAGACGATGGAGACCGGGCTGCTCCCGAAGCATCTTCTCGAAGAGTATGCCCAGCCTGAGTGTGTAGGTGGCATCCTTCCCGCAGTATTTGTAGTTCAGCATGGGCTTCTTGCTCTTGCCGATCTTCTCTTCCAGCGGGATGTCGTACTCAGGTTCATCGAGGTAAGTACGGCACAGACTGGTCAGGTCGTGGTGAAGGTTCTCATCGAGCACATGATGTGCGAGCATAGTGTCGAAGTGCAGGTGGAACGAGCCCCCAAACTGGCACCGCATCCACTTGTTATCAAACTTTCCATTCTGTGCGTACGTACGTTTGTTATCCCGATGAGCAAGAAAAAACAGCAACTGCATCAGCCGACGCAAAGCATTACCGTGAGCGAAGGGGCTACTGGAAAATTGTTGATACTCAGGATGCATAAGACCGGGTATGACCCATGTTCTGTGGTCAAGAGCAATCCCAATTGCAGTGATGTAGCCATTCGGATCGAATGGGAAAAGCCCCGCTGTCTCGCAGTCAAATGCGAATCTGGATGCTGCCTCAAACTCTCGGATAAAGGTGTCGAGGTTACCTTTGCGCACCACCGACCAGTTGACTGTGTCATCTCGCAAGCCGCTGTCTATGAGTCGAGCGAGTCGGGAGATATCGTCCTGAAGGCCGGGGAGCTTCGACGGATCGCGAAGAGTGTACGCTGGATGAAATATTGGCATCCCGATGTACGGGACTTTCGGATTATTAATGATCTCGCCATGGAATTGGTTGATCTTCGCTTTTCCACGAAACAACGTCTTCGTCGCAGGCACACCAGCAGTGACGACGTAACTGGGATTTAGTTCTGCGATTTCTTCATCGAGATAGTGACGGCACGCTTTGATTTCTGCTGCCGTGGGAGTTCTGTTATTCGGTGGGCGACATTTGACGAGGTTGGTAATGTAGGTGTTGTCGATCAGGTCGTTGCGTTTTAATTCGTGACGAAGTATTCGACCTGACTCACCGATGAAGGGGACACCCTTCCGATCTTCGTTAGCGCCCGGAGCTTCACCGATTACCATCACCTTAACGTCCTTCGGTTTGCGCGGCCCGTCACCTGCCATGCAGACCGTCCTCGCATTAGCGTGGAGACCGCAGTCGGTACAGTGGGGGTTTATACTCGCCACGAGTCGCTGTCGCTCAAGACCATTTCCAGTGCTCCGGTTGTGCTGTTAGGATGGTCCGCCCCGACAGACAATAAACACTCAGTGAAGTGGAAAAGAGGAGGTCCAAGAGAGACAGGACCCCCTCCCTTCCGGTTCTCGCATCAGCGCTAGAAGAGACGAGATGGCACAGAATAAAGCAGGGTTTGATCCAACGCAAACTGCGAAGTACTGGTTGGAAAAGAAAGTCTACACGGTACCGCTGAGAAGCAGATCAAAACGTCCAAAAACAACGAATTGGCCCCACCTCCGACTGGTCGAGGACGACCTCAATAACGGTGCTTTCAAACCCGGAGACAACATCGGTGCGCTCTGGGGCGATGCTTCTGACCATGCTACAGACGTTGATCTGGACATGGAGGAGGCGATCTGGGTAGCTGATTACATCCTCCCTGAGACCTTCATTTACGGGCGTACAGGCAAGGAACGTTCGCACTATGTATACAAGGTCATGGGTGCGCAAACGCGCAAGTGGCAGGTCCAAGAGCTGGGCACCATCATCGAGATCAGGTCCACGGGAGCCCAGTCAGTTATCCCTCCATCCCGGCATCCTGAAGGTGGCATCTATTGCACTGACGAAGATGAAGACTTCACGCAGCTGACCAAGCTGGACCTTGAACGGTACGCTGAAGAAATTGCAGTCGCTGCAGTCTTCACTCGTCATTACCCGTCGGCAGGTTCGCGCCACGATTACGTGCACGCATGCACAGGTGCGCTCTGTCATCAGGAGTGGCCTGACGAAAAGATCGGGCGCGTCATGGAGGCAGTGCTCAACGTCATCCAAGATGAAGAAGACGAGATCAGTGATCGAGTGAATGCGGTGCGTAACACCGTCGAGCATCACAAGCTGGGCGACCGCACAAAAGGATTCACGTCACTCGAAGCATGGATGAGCATGCCGGTGATCGCAGCACTGCGCAGGTGGACGACCTCAGGCAAGATGGAAGGCAAGCTTGTGATGGCTCCGCCTAACCTGAAACCTGAACCATCACGGCTGACGTTCGATGAGTCTCTCTTAAAGGTGCCGGGACTGGTAGGTGAGATCACAACGTGGGCGAATCGCGAATCGTTTATTGACCAGCCTCTTTTCGGATTAGCGACCGGGCTCACATGCACTGCACTGGCAACATGCAATCACTATCTCGTGGAAAGTTGGGACACACCGTTGCAACCATACTTAATGGTTACCGCACCGACCGGCGGAGGGAAAGACACTTGTCATCGTTCAGTTGCAAAGTTTGCAATTAAACTTGGTCTCGATGAAGCAGTGATCCAGCACTTCCAATCTTACTACGCGATGCTCGATCACTTAGGTGAAGAAGGAATAGGATGTTGGTTATGGGATGAAGCAGCTCGCTACATGTCCAGTGCGAAGAAACCCAGCTCGACAGATTTTCAAACGCTCAGTCACGTCATCTCACTTTACGGTGCAGCTAACAAATTTGTTCCCGGCGCACCGGGACGCAACCGAGCTATCCCTCCCCTTGATCATCCTTTCCTTGTAGTTCTCGCCACCGCTCAACCTGACATGCTGATGGACGCACTTACCAGCACAGCGCAGGAGACGGGCTTCGTAAATCGCTTCATACTTTTCGACACAGGCATCGAATACCGTGGTGTCAATCAGAGACGCAGTCACGTCTTCCCTTCTGCGATCAGTAAGCATGCGAAGCAGCTACGTGATCACGAACCGATGGACGGTGACTTCACCGACGTTAAGTTTGCAGACACGCGAACGTACAGTGCATTCCAAGAGTTCGAAGAAGTCTCGCGCCGTCGAGCGATGGGAGGTCAAGCGACATGGAGCCGAGCGAATCAGAACGCACTGATTATGGCAGGCATTGCAGCGGTCGGTGCTGATGCACAGCGTCCTGTCATTGATTTCAATTTGTGCAAGTGGGCGATTCAACTCGTGTCATGGAGCAATGATTGCTGGGATGAAAAGCTACGCATGACTGCTGCGACTGACAGTTACACCGAGAAGGATTCATTCAAGATCGAACGCATCATCAACAACTCGCAAAAGTATGCCGAACAAAAAGCTAACTCCATCCCGCAACGTATGTTGTTACAACAAGGCTTCACCCCGCACAGTGTGATCACTCGAAACACACGAGGCATCGACCCGAAAAGACGCACGCAAATTCTCGATGACCTGCACGAGGGCGGACTGATCGGTTCGACTGAAAAGAACGATCAGGTCGTCTACTTCCCGCACAAACCCAAATAGCCCCGCATTATGTTAAATACTAAGTGATTGATTTATAAGGCTTTTTGGCTTATTTTTACACGGTATCGCTCCTGTGATACAATGAGTTTCATTCATTACATAGGCACACACATAAGGAGCCTGCTATGACAAAGAAAGCAAACGTAACTGGACTCGCCGACGAACTCGGCATCATCCGCGCCAAGATGGCGGACCTGAAAGTTCGCGAGACTGAGATTCGCGAGGTCATGATCGATGCTGGCATCAAAGCATTCGAGGATCGGAAGTTCCGCGCAGTCGTTGTTGAGTCACTGCGTACTTACATCGACTGGAAGTCAGTTGCTGCGAAACTGAAACCTTCGCACCAGTTGGTCACGGCGCACACGACCGAGAAGGATGTCATTTCCATCCGAGTCAGCGCCCGCATCGGAGCACTCCTGTCATGAGGATTGCTCTCGCCTTCACAGGCAAGACACGAGATGTGGCTCAGTACCTGCCGAGTAACTTCCGGGTACTGGGTCGCAGCTTGGACAACTCCAAGACCATTATCATAGGTGTCGATGACCACGGTTGGTCACTCGACGCTTACGTCATTCCCCGTCTTGGATCGGCACTCATCCACTGCGAAGAGGTCTTCGAGATCAACGGTCTCAACATCACGCAGCTGGAACTCAATCTGAAGCTGGAACAGGAGCACAGCATATGAAGTACAACTTAGAAAGCGCCCAAGGGATGGCATCACAACATCCCGACTCGTTCGAGGTGGCATCCATCGATAAGCTGCGCGAAGTCGTGCAACCCGGAGTGTTCGCAAAGATCTGCGTACTCGACGATGGAGGTGAGCGCATCTGGACCAAGGTCGTCAAGGTCAATGGTGTCAGGGTCACGGCGACATTCGCCAACACTCCCTTCGATATCGATGCCGCGCACGGTGACCGAGTCTATTATCAACTGCACAACATCTACAACGTCACGGACGAAGACGGGGAGGAACTCGCATGAGGCTCTCAACAGTCATGTACATGAACGGTCGCGTCGTCGGTTACCAATACCAATTGAAGGTGACCATCACGCCTGCCGAAGAAGAGAACCGGGGCACGATGATTGTGTTCGACGCTCACGGTCTGTTAGTGGACGAGTTCACCCGCAAGTATCACCACGGCTATCACCGGGAGTACATCAAGAAGTCGATGCGCGACTGGGCGAAGCACCGTGACGAGATGCCTGAGATCAAGGATGCGTCATGAGTAGGAGTGACAATCCGTTCAAGGTAGGTGAGACGGTCAGCATCAAACGTGGTGCTGGCTGGCTCACCGGCACTGTCATCAAGACGATACTGGCACGAGTGCACATCCAGATCGACGACATGGTGTACGTCGAAGACTGGCACGAGTGCAAACGAGGAACAGAGTAATGCTAACCCAAGACATGATTGATGAGATGGGCCTCGCGGTGTACGAACAGGCGCAGGAGATATTCAAAGACTGCGGTGCTGCCGACGACTTCTGTCATCAAACCGGATTGGTATTCGGCAGCACTAACCGAATCAAATTAACGATACGCGGATGGGATGTGGAGGCATCCCACTGCACCGAAAAATTCCTAGATGCATTTGACCGCATCGCATACACGAGGATGTGTTCGTAATGACCAGACAACGCACCAACAAACCCGGCTCGCTGGGTCCTGCATTCCACACATGGTTGGAGTGGTTGGAGCACATCGAGTACGTCCTGCTTGGCACGGGACCGATGAAGGGCAAGCCCAAGTACATGGCAATGAACGACACACTGTTCCAGCAGGAAAGTGATGAGTCATTCAATGCGATGATGAAGGAGTGCATGCCGGTCGATGCCTACAACGCACGCGTCGTTCGCTCATCAACGAAGTACAAGATGGACGTCAGTGTGATGATGGACATGATCGGCAAGTACCGGGCCGAGCTGGATTACATCCGCAACACGCGCCCCATTAACCTGCCATTCGAATGGTGCACGCTCGTGATCACTGGCTACGGTGATGACGACATCCTAGTGTGCCTGACCGAGACCGACCCCCGTGATGGCAACGACTATCCCGAACTGAACATCGGGGCAGGCGACAAGTTCATCGACTGCAACATCGCATTCTACCGACAGACCGGCATCGAGATGCTGGACGGTAAGATCGACAAGGGTCAGCGGCTGAGCTACTGCCCGGTCGAGCTACACTTTAATAAGGGACTGCTTGAAGAGGATTCAGTGTTCCTGCATGCAGTCGCCAAGGGTGTCACCGTCACTCCAAAGGGCAAGGCTGTCGTTGATTTGATACGCACCATGGTCCTGATCTGGATCAACTCATTCCACTTGGCAGCGATGCTGCGACACAAGCAGGTCGGACTGCCTGCCGCACACGGTCACAGGATCAAGCGCAAGCGACTGCGCAAGAAAAGGAATCACCCACACTTCGAACACTTCATCGTTGAGATGGAAGTCGATGAACCTGACGCTCAGCAAACAGGGGTGTCGATGTATCAACCACGCAAGAGGCTGCATCAGGTGCGCGGATTCTTCCGACACTACAAGACAGGCAAGGTGTCATGGGTCCGGGCGCACTGGCGCGGAGACGAGGCTATAGGCGTCGTGAAGAAGGATTACGAACTAACACTACACGAGGAGCAAAGCACATGAGTAAGACACTGAAAGAAGAACGCGACAGCTGGGAAAGCAACGAGAGCAAGACACAGATTACGCATTTCGAAATAAAACACCGGGAGGCGTACGTCACCATACTGGTCGAAGGAGTCTCAGGTGCGAATGATGATACGACCCTGTACTACGACATGATCCGCTACTTCAAGATCGGCGACGACTGGGTCACCAGTTGTGATGTCCGGTCGGGCAGTGCACACGACATCATGCGCAAGTTCGCAGATATTATTTAACGCAAGCAAAAAAGGAGCAAGACAATGGGTAATGAACTGACAATCAGAGTAAACGAAGGCGACGAAGAGTTCGACAACGAAGCAATCGATAAGATCCTGCAGGTGTTGCAGGATGCCGAAGAAGAAGGCGTGCTTGACTTCGCCTTCAACGTAACCCGCAACCAGTACCCGAGGTGACTGACATGCCAACTTTACAAGTACGAGTTTCGACCGTAGTCGTGAAGGAGTACACGTACGAAGGTATTTCATTCGATGAGGAAGAAGACTACTGCGAAGACGCGAAGGAGCAGATGCAAGCTGATCTCCAAAGCGACGATTGGGATACCTCGCACTCGGACGTACGCATACACTGGGAAGGAGAAGAAGGATGAAGAGACTAACGATGTTAGTGGTGCTGTTCGCACTAGCTGCATCAGCGGCGACAGAACAGCCGTACACACTCGTGCTCATAACACCGGGCAAACACTTCAAAGCACAACTATGGAAGTACGAGACTCTGAGAGAGTGTACGAACGACGGTGCCAGAGTCCTGACTGATCAGGATATCTACATCGGTTTCGGTTGCATCATAGAGGAGGATTTGTAATGGCATTCGTACCGTTCACCAGTCTGATCATCTACATGCTCATAGCACTGGGGTGCGTGCTGATTGCAACACGCTACCTGATGCTGGGGATTGCAGGACTGTTGTTGCTCCTGATCCCCATCGAGGTGCTGGTCAGGATAGGTACCATGGTCCTCAGTTGACACAGGAGCGCAGATGTGCAACAATGAAAATGAGTGGTGGGGTAGCTATCAGAACCCTGCCGTTGATCCCGCGAGAGAAGCGGAGCTACTGACCCTTAATGGCGAGGCACCGAAGATTGATGACCGGGGTAGGAACAACAGGAGCGTTGATCCCACCACTCACGTTTTTTAACCGTAAGAAAAGGAGTACTACCAATGTTAATGTTTACAAATGACGACAACGTCGTAACCCGGCAGTCCCTGTCGAACTTCGATGACAAAGCACTCGCACTGCATACCCGCTCGCACAAGCCCGTACCTTTCTCGCAAGGCATCGACCTCGTACAGGACGTTGCTGAGAAGCAGGGTTTCCGCTTCGGCGAAGAGCAGTACGTACTGGCTCGCAACGACACGCAGTTGTTCGGCCTGATCGAGATCGTGAACTTCACCAGTGACGAGAGCAAGTTCTGCCTTGGTATTCGCAGCGCACTCAACAAGTCGCTGAGCTGGCAGGCTTGCCTTGGTGAGGCGCTTTCGATCTGCACCAACCTTGACCTGTTCGGCAGCGTCGTGTTGAAGCGCAAGCAGACCACGTTCATCATGAATGATCTGCGCGCCATGCTCAGTAACTTCATGGGCGGAGTCACGCAGTCAATCGAAGACCGGGCTGTACAGGTTGCACGGTACAAGCAGGCGCAGCTGCAGGATTCGACAGCGAATCACACTATCATCCAGATGCTGCGAACTGGTATCATCAACACGCAACGAGTCGAGAAAGTTGTTAACGAATATTACGAGCCGACTCATGCAGAGCACCTGAACGAGGATGGCGAACGTACTAACTGGACGCTGTTCAACGCTGCCACCGAAGCGTTCAAAGGCTCACCGATCAGCACCTATACCGAGCGGTCACAGAAGCTTCACGACCTCATCGGTAAGGCAACGGACTACGCACTGGCAGCATAGTGTTGTAGTGCTCCTGCCCCCCGGATCTCGCGAGAGTGATGGGGGGTTTTTTTATTCCCCGGCTGTGTGATCGAGCAGGGATCCCCCCATTTAACATAATCCTGACTTTACATAATGTCCCCAAAATGCCCCGATTTGACACGGGAGCGCTTTTGCTGTAAAGTGGTACTCCTTATATACGAACGGCGAAATCGCCCACAAACAGGAGCAAGACATGGTCACACTTTCCCCCTTCCAACAAGCGGTCATCGACTGGGTCACGGCGCACATCACCGTCCCCGGTGCCTTGGTCGTTGAAGCAGTCGCTGGCAGCGGCAAGACCTTCACCATCGTAAAGGCAGCGCAGCTGATCCCCGCATCGGCGAAGGCTGTCTTCCTCGCCTTCAATAAAAAGATCGCCACCGAGCTGGGCACCAAGCTGCCCGACCACGTCGAGAGCAAGACGCTCAACGCGCTGGGCTGGGCACTGTGCCGTTACCGTCTCGGCAAGCACATCACCGTCGAACGCAACAAGACTCGCGACCTCATCCAGAAGCACCTGCCCGAAGAGGCGCGTGAGGTGATGGCGGAACTCCTGAATATCATCGCTAAGGCAAAGTCGCACGGGCTCATCCCGCCGCGCATGAAGACTCCCCGTGGCACGTACGAGGCAACCGACGAGAAGTGGCGCAACCTGATGGACCGCTACGACGTTGACCCCAACGGCTGCGGGGAGCCCACCTTCCTTACATGGGCGAACCTGATCCTCCGCAAGGGGCTCGAAGAGCAGAACGTCTTCGACTTCGATGACCAGCTGTACATGCCGGTCGCACTGGACCTGCCCGCATGGGGCTACGAGTGGATCATCATCGATGAGGCGCAAGACGTCAGCCACGTACAGCGCACCCTGCTTCGCAAGTTCCTGAAGAGCAACGGTAAGCTGATCGCAGTCGGCGATTCGCATCAAGCCATCTACGGATTCCGGGGCGCTGACTCCCAGTCGCTCGCCAACATTGGCCGAGTGTTCAAGGCCGATACGCTGCCGCTCTCGATCAGCTACCGGTGCCCGCGCAAGGTCGTTGAGATCGCACAGCAGTTCGTGCCGCACATCACCTGCAGCGACACTGCCGAAGACGGCGAGATCCTGAACCCCACTGACTGGGCAGTCGAATCCTTCAGCGACGACGACCTCGTCGTATCGCGCACGACCGCACCGCTGATCGAGCTTGCATACAAGTGCATCAGCGAAGGCAAGAAGGTCCACGTCTTAGGCCGGGAGATCGGCAAAGGTCTGATCAACGTCATCAAGAAGGCAGGCGGCAAACGCATCTCGACAATCGAAGAGCTGCGCCCGAAGCTGGACCGCTGGCAGGATCGCATGGTCCGCAAGGCCGAGAAGGATGAGGCGAAGATCGCAGCGATTCAGGACAAGGTGGATTGCATCAACATCCTGAGCGCAGGGCTCGACACGATCAAGCAGCTGATCGATGCCATCGAAGCGATCTTCAGCAACGATGCATCGGGAACCATACTGGCAACCATCCACAAGGCCAAAGGTCTTGAGGCACCGCGAGTATTCATCCTGAACCCGGACAGCATGCCCTCACGTTGGGCACGGCAAGAATGGCAGATGGAACAGGAGCGCAACCTGCAGTACGTCGCAGTGACCCGAGCGCTTGAGACTCTCGTTTACTTACCACTGGAGGTGGTCGGGGCATAAGCCTCGACTCCCCGCAAAGGAGCACGACAATGCCCGAACTGAAAGTAACGCACGTCAGCACGCGACCGCTCACTGATCGCGAGATCAAGGATCTGCAGTACCAGCAGGATCACTGCTACAGCTGCGACACACCGTACGAAGGCAAGTATCAGATCTGCCCTCGTCCGACATGCAACAGTCACCAAGAGATTGGATAGGAGCACGACAATGCCAAAAGCAAAAGTAATCAAGACAGTGAAATGCATCCCGACGTGGAAGGCTGCAGCCAGCATCTACATCACGGCGATAGTTAACGGTACCCCTGAGGGTCAACAGGCCGGGATCGCAGGTGTCCACGAGATGGCGGAGCACCTTGACCGCATCAACGAGGAAAACAAGAGTGACACTGACGAAGGCTGAATGCCCGAAAGCGCCGAGGGGCGCTATGTCACAAAAGCAAAGGAGCACGACATGTTAAAAGTTTATCACTATGCAGGACTGACCGACGACGAGCGCAAGCAAGTCAACGGCAACAACGGTGGCTGGGATTGTAGCCCGCGCATTCGGCGCTATGCCGCAATCACGATGTCCGCCAAACCTGAAGCAGTAATCGATGGACTGATCGAGCGCGAGTATCACCTCGTCGCAGTTGTCGATTCTGGTGACCTCGAAGATGGTTTCCGGTACACCAATCACATCGATATGGACTGGACTTTGAATAGTCTGGTTACCCCGGTCCCCGGTGCAAGCAAGCGCAGCACCTCAGTCGGCGACATCATCGTACGTGACGGTGCTACTTACATCGTCGCAGGTAGCGGGTTCACACTGCTGGGCGAGATCCCGAAGCCACGACCGCTGGGGCGTATCGAGTATCTGAAAATTGTTCCCGGCTACGACGGCGAACCTGACATCGAGGTGCAAACATGAATGAGGAAATCCAAGTCGAAGTGTTGACCGCTGACTATCAGCGAAACGGCGTCGGTGGTGAGGGATTTTACGCGGCAACGATACGCTGCGACAACGAATCCCTGCTGGCGACGATAGCCTACAAGAATGACGGCGAGACGTTCGATGACTGCAGCTGCAGAGTAGTTGACCCGCTGGACCTGACCTGCCACTACCGTGGTGACCGCATCGGAGCGGCACTAATTCCGAAACTTACGAAGTATCTAGAGGAGCACAACAAATGAAACGCTACAGCGTAAAGTTAGTCCGCAGGCTGGATCAGTCTGCAGTCGTGTCGGTTGACGCCGATAACGCGAGTGATGCCGCGCACAAGGGCATCGAAATGACCCCGCTATTCTGGCGAACGGACGTAACCGAATCGACGTACTACGAGTCGGTCAAAGAGATCGTCGAACCGACGCCCGAGCCCGAGTCGAAAGAGAAAAACATCACGACTAAGATCTACACTTACGACGTGGAACTGGACGTGAGTTACGACGGTGGTGACCTCGTGTCATCGTGTTTTGTCAGCAAGCAAAGAGGGCGCACAAAGTACTGCAGCTCGCTGGCATTGCTGGATGATCAAGGTACGATTGAAGGCGACAACTGGGGCGACGTGATCCAAGTGCCGGATAAAGTAGTTAAGAAAATCTACGCATGGGCGGAGGAAAACGGCTACTGATAAATCCGCGCAGACTTTGGGCAATTGGAGACGCGTGCAAGTTGGCGCGTCTTTTTTTGTGCATGCTACATGTACACGGCAGCACGAAATCCGCGCATCGGTGCACGGGAGCGGCACGATTGCAGCACGATTGCAGATGGATTGCAGAATAAGTATTTGAAAACATTCGCGATTGCAGGATTGCAGGATTGTTGTATTAAAAGAGGGTAGGAGGGGAGGAGGGAAAGAGAGTACACGCGTGAAACTACTACTACTCTATAACAATCCTACAATCTACAATCCATCCACTTAACTAACTGATACTTATACTCGCATTGCGATTGCAGGAATTGCAATTCAAAAACAACCCGCATAGGTAAGCCGTTCCCGCGTGTTGCGTAGCCGTGGAATGCACGCGTGCAAAACAGATCACGAGAGCTGCCGCGATGCATCGGCGCTGTCAATACTTGTGCAGCGGTATATGCATATCCACCGCACCGCTACCGTGGAATGCCTAGCACAGTCGCGGACGTCAGTCAAGCTGGTGTTAACATAATGCACCCCGGACTGGGCACCATCCGACTTCACATAATCTGGGATTTAGTTCTTGACACGGTAGCGCTAACGTGCTAAAATCCATGGGCGGGTCTGGGGCCGTATCCGTTTTTCCTCCTATTTGACATAATACCTGCCCTGCTGGGCTGGAGCCCGCACGGGCATTGGCTACTTAACATAATGCCTATTTGACATAATACGCAAATGAATTCGGAGATTTGACATAATGACTTGACAAGCGCTCCCGTGTATGATATGCTGGACTCCTTATATACGACGAAAACGAAAATCCAAAAGGAGCACGACATGATTAGAACGATAACTTTAAAGACCGGCGGCAAATGCGCGAAGTGCGGACACGAGTTACATGCAGGCGGACGGGCTCGCTGGACACCTCACAAAATCTTTTGTCTTTCCAATGCGCATCACGGACACGCGACCGCTGGCGAGTACCGGGCGCGAATCAATATCGCCACCGGCACCGTCCACTTCGAATTCGCCATGGGGAAAATTACCGACGACGAACGCGACGCCAGACTGGCTGATTTGCTAGGAGGAAAATAATGAGAGTATCAAGCTTGATTCTTTATCAGGGTCCGTCCGAACTGGACGGTGCCCCGATTGTTGTCATCGCGACCGGCATCGCGAACCGTTCGAAGAATTCCAAAACGGGCGGCATGATTCAGACCCACATCATAAGGGCGGACATGCTGCCAATGCAGGCGATTTGGTCTGGCGCGGATGCGAGCATATGCGGGGACTGTATCCACCGGGGAGACGGTACCGGCAAAGGGCGGACATGCTACGTTAAAGTTTTTCAGGGAACGACGGTAGTCTATAAAACGTTCGCACGCGGCGGCTATCCGGTCGCGACGGAATCGGACTGGCAACTGTTTAAAGACCGGGGCGTTCGGTTCGGCACCTACGGTGATCCAGCTGCCGCGCCAATAGAGTTATGGCAGCGCCTGCAGGATCTCGCGAGCTTCACGACGGGCTATACACATCAATGGAAACGGATCTCGCCAGACTGGGCGAAACTCTGCATGGCGAGCGCGGACACGGAGGCCGATGCAATCAATGCCCAGCGCGTAGGGTACCGGACATTTCGCGTAACTCTTGACGGTGCGGATCCGCTGAAAAATGAAGTGCTATGTCCTGCCAGCGAAGAGGCCGGTCGCAAGCTTCAATGCGAACAGTGCAAAGCATGCAACGGTGCGAACGGACGTCGCGGTTCAATCTACATTCCAATGCACGGACCCAATAGTGCCGCCAAGGGTCAATCGGAATTGTTATCACGTATCACAGTCACGGTAGTAAACTAAAGGAGCACGACAATGCAACAACCCATGATAGTTAGAGCAGTGGCAAAGAAAAATACACAAGCCATGATTCGCGCTTTGCGCAGTGCAAAGCTTACAGTCACAAAAGATTCGAACGGGTTCTACCTCTGCAAGTTAGACGGTAAAACTTTGTTCGCGGCGATGCCCGGTCGGTTGAACTATTTGGTTCGCATGCAACCCGATCTGTTCTCGTAATCGCGTAACACGGAAGCGCTCGCGTGTCAAGCACGCGGGCGTTTTTTTTTGTGCGCGCCCGACTTAACATAATCTGGAGCGGGGGCTGCAGTCACAGACCGTGCCATGTTACATAACGTGGGCAGGCGCGACTTGACATAAGGTGGCACCCCGCACCAGATCCGACTTAACATAACGCAAAATTCGCCTCCCACATGAATATTTTTTCCAAGATCTCTAGGATCCCTATCGCACGGCAGCGTTGACGTGCACTCTCGTGTGCTACACTGCGCCGATGACTATTAGAGTGAAGAAATCAGACCCACCGGAGTCTACCGAGATACTGGCTGACTCCATTGTCCGCATCAGCGAGTCGCTCGACAAACTGAGCGAGTCCGGGCTGAATCACAAGGCAATCGTTATCCTGATTCAGGCTGCAACCAAGTTGTCCCGCCGGGACATTGAAGCTGTGCTCGATGCGCAGAAGCGATTGGCTGGGTGGTATTGCAAATGAGTATCCAGTTCGATCTGTTCGTGCCGCCTGATTTGTATCGCGACAAAGTGATCAGCGAAGAGCCCTACGTGAAGGTTTTGGGGGACATCGGTTGGTCCCACGACTATCAGTGTCTCACCGCGCTGGCGCAAGTAGAGTCGTGCCTGTGCATCGTTTCTTTCAAGATGAGTGAGAGCCCCTCTCCCGCACGCAAACTAGCCTACCCTGCCTGACCCCTCACCGGGGTTAAGCCATTTTCGGCCTTTTCCCAAATATTATTATGTTAAAAACCCAGTGTTTCCGTGCTGTACACGTCAGCGGAGCAGTGGTACGATTGTCGCGAGTTTGCCGTCTCGCTTGCATCATCCCGAGACACGGCGAGCTGATTGCGGGGTGGAACCCCCGGTAACGGTTTAGGTGTTTGGGCTTTGAGGCCCGCAAAGGTTAAACCTCAACATGCACCCTGCCGTCGCCTTAGTCCGACACGGAGTTCGGCGTAAAACCGGGGGCTCCATTTAGCACCTTACAACAACAACAAGGAGCTTTCATGTTCTCAGTCCAACAGAAGCGCGAGATTTCCGATGCAGTGCAGAAGATCCTGCGTTCAACCATGCATCCCGAACTGCCTCCGACCGGGGAAGTTTCTTTCTCACTGAACGTCGCTGGGGCCGAATCTTGGTCGTATGCGACTATCGTAAACAACGGTGCAGTCGGTGATCCCGGCGTTAACCCGCACAACGAATTAATGGCATCTATGCCAGAGGAGAAAGCGCGGGAACTGATCGAGGAGGCGCAGCAACCCTATGCACCCGATGATCGCGTCCACCCGGACGAGATGATGCAGGAGATGCTGAAGCAGCAAATTTCAAAGCTGACCCAGCGTGTATATAAGGCGGAAGCGATCATCATCGATTACAACAAGCGTCTTACGCGATTGCAGGATCGGGATGAAATCCACCGCAAACTGTATTCTGAGCTGAGATTCGGGCTCGATAAGTTGCAGGAGTACCTCCTACCGATCATGGAAGATAATTTGATCGCGCATCACGATGACCAGATTCGCAACATGATGACTGCGATGAAACAGTTGGGTAATCCGCAAGTTCAAAAATCTCTTGAAGGTAAATAAATGGCGATCATATATGGAGGCGCAAAAGGCACCTGTGTCATACCTGATTGCGAAGAAGATGTCCGGTACATTCATCTCGAAGTGTGTGCGGCTTGCTATTCAGGACTTGCCCGCTGGCGTGGACGCTCTGTTGTCGAAAAGCGTCATCGCATGGGTATTAATCGGCGACTGGTTTCACGGATGGATTTCATCATGGCAAACCCACGACACCACCCGAAAAGAACGCCCAGAGCGCGACGCTGATGGCTGAAGGGTGCCCCGGAGCTGATGGACTTGTGTGTGTTGACGGGTATCTGTATTCCCAGTTCAAGACCCGGATGATGATCTTTCCGGCCAATAAAAAGTGTCCGGTTTGTAATCCGCCAAAGGAAGACGATGAGAACTGTAATCACGACGCATGATCTACACCAGCTCGCGACTATGTGTCACGACCGGGCAGAGGAATATCGTGCGCCCTATGTCGAGACTGACGAGGAAAATCGGTTCGTCGGGAGTACCAGCTACCCGATCTACGCGATGCTGCAGGAAATGTGGCTACTGCTGAACAAATTTGCGGACAATCTGGACGAAGCAACGACAAAAGGGGAAGAAGGATGAGTAACGGTGGATTGCAACAAGGTCCCGGAGGACCACTGGCAACACAACAAATGGCACAAGCAGCAACGGAATCAGCAAGGGAAGTAAGTCTCAACGCAGTGCGCGATGACGTGAATAACATGTCGGATGGTCTTTCGACGCTCGACGATACGGTACAACGCTTGCAGATGCATTTGATGGGTGAGCAGCCTTCGCTCAAAGGCGAGGAAGATGTCCAACGTGCAGAGAGACCGACGCCTAGCGGGACACTTCCGATGCTCTGCAATATGGGTTCGACTAACATCCGGCACCTGCAACGGATTCAGGAGCGACTGAACCAACTCTGCTACGAGTTGGGTGAAGGTAGGTGAAAAAAAACTACGTCACCTTCTACAGTCCCGGCACCATGGTCGCAGAGACGACCAGACGGGAAGTAGCGTCGTGGAATGTCGATAAGGCGCTAAAAATGTCAGAAGATATCAAGGAGCGCCACGGTGCCCGACCGTACGGATTTTGCTTCACTACCATGAAGCGCGGTCTGCGCGAGTTTACGCCGAGAGAGGTTGATCGCAGCGGCATGTACTACATCAACTGCATGGTGCTGACATTAGTTGAGATGGAAGCGAGGAGTGATCCTAAGGAATCGATACTGCTGCAGAATATGCGGAGTAACGGCTGGGATAAGATCGTCACTACAAAGAGCGGGTGGGCATGGTCACAACCGTTGGAAGACACGGACATAGTGCTGTGATATTAGTTAAAGTTTTGTACGGCAATAAAGATGGGCACGTCATCGATGCGCGTGTCTCGCAGGCGACGTTCGACAAGATCGAAGAATATAACCTGACTCATCCTTCGCCGCTCAGCGAAGAAGATGTTGCCTACATCAAAAAATTAATCGCAGAAGACCCGGATGCTATTACCTAAAACATGTCCCGGTTGCGCTCGTAAACTCCAGCGAAAAGCGGCTCAATATGCTTGGCACGGAGTCGTGATGCACGGTTGGGTTTGCCCATCCTGCAACTCCCTGTGGGACATCGGTGGTGCGTTCATACGTTACGTCACAAAGGTAGCGAAAAAAGAAAACAAGAAACGTGATCCTGATACCGACCCGGACTGGACAGGCAGCTGCGAGAATTGCGGCGAAAGTCCCATCGTCCCTGCAACAGGGATGTGCGGTCCTTGTACGTTCGGAGAAGCAGACACTATAGGAGGTAACTGGTGATTACATTACCCGGCGGCGAGAAAGCCCATGCCGATTCGACAGGCAGACAGATTTCGATTGGCGACAAGATCCGATTTCGTGGGACGAACTACACGCTCAAGGACTTTGGACCTAACGAGGAACACTACGGAGTAGCGACGTTAATTTTCGAGGAAGAAGTGCATACCGACGAGGTACCGCACGAATGCAACGTGGATAAGGTGATGACATGAGTTTTAAATTGACAATCGAAATACCCGACAGCAAATTAATAGCGACACTTCGAACGCTGACTGCTCACAAAGTGACTGTCGAATCAACGGAGAAGTACAAGCCCGGTTGGGATGATCCGCGAAAGAAGAACGGTGATGCCCGACCGCATGGACGTGCTGATTCCCGGTTAACAATGACCGGAAAAACGGCGCAGCCCCAGTCGAAGATTGCGGTAGCTATGACCCTGTTCGAGAAGCTCGAAGCCCGCAACGGGATCGGTCAGGTCACAGTGCAGGCTTTTCGCGAACATCTTGTGAAGAATGACCAGCCCAAGGGGCTAGCTCAGCGAGTCGTTACTGAAAAATTCATGACTTACCTGTAAACTCCGCACATCCCAGCTGCGGGGGGGAGTTTATGAAGTTCACCGTTGAAATCCCCGACGACATTCTCCAGTGGGCGAATGCCGAAGGGGTCAACCGACAAATGATTGCCAAGTTCATGCGCGAGGAGCTACGCATGGTCTCGTCTCGTCACGGGCACTCACCCACGCTCAATCGAGCGCAGGTCCCCGGCGAGAGTCATGAATGGAGAGGCTTTATTTTCAATGAAGTACGGGTGCGTGTGACCACCAAAGTCATCGATAGGATATTCAAAGTAGACACGGCAGCACATGGGCGGTAAATTGCATTAGAGCCTGCCTGTACTTCATTGAACTCCGGGGTAGGAGCCGGAGGGAATCCAAGGGAGAATCCAGAGGCTCACTTCTGTCAC